CATAATATCTCTTGATTTATTATTTCTTGAATATTTTTGTGATGCATGCTGGCATACTCTAGTATGTATACTCATACTTTGTCCTATATATACTATTTCATCTCCCTTATACAAGAAATACACACTAGGAATAGTTTCTGGTCTTTTTATTCTATTTAAATCCTTTAATTTTCTATTTTCCATTTAAACACCATTTTAAGCCATTCTGAGGCGTTTTACCCCCCTTACTAGTACCCTACCATTACCCAGAGGGAGTTTTGAGCTTAGAGACCCGTTTCCGTTGATCCTCAGCGATGATTTCACCCTATCCTCGACCTATATTTGCATATCCTCAAAAAGTACAAAAAACGCCCTTTTATCAAAATGCTTACGCAAGAACTTATGGCCAAGGAAGTCTCTTACCACCATCATACTTTCTAGCGTATCCTCTATCTATCATCATTTGATTAACGTGACTATCTAATCTATATACGTCTGCGAGATACCTACCATACTTTCCAGCCTTACTAGTAACTACAATAACTTCTTTATCTAGCACTAGACCCTTGAGATAATCTCTAGCCTCTTTTGCTAGCTCCTTTTCTAACATAAGATGAGAACGTAATTCTGGTGTATCAATACCAGCTAGTCTTAATTTTTGTATAGTAAATAGATTGAATCCTAAATCTATCCTAGCTGTTATAGAATCCCCGTCATATACATCAGTAATAACAGCATTATATTTATACATTATATCACATTATTATAATCCACGGTTCCCAATTTTTTGGTAGTTTGAATATACTGTCATTTTGTGGTTCAACTACCCATACTTCTCTATCTTCATCAATAAAACAATTAATAGCATGACCACCATTAGGTGTACCCGACCATAGTATTCCGAATGCTAGAGAAGACCATCCGGGTATTGAGAATTGACCATGTAATCTATAACTGAAATCATCACAATCATAATACTCTGATACATATTTCTCTTTATCACTATCATCTAATGACAAGAACCGTACTATTTCTGCTTTAGATGTAACTTGATAATCTGCATCTGACAAATAAATCACACATTCTGTACCCATCTCTGCTCTTAATATAGACATAACTTCTGTATTATCTATATTGATTAGAGGACTAGGTTTTCCTAACTTATCTTTACTAAATATATTCCAACACATTATACATGACTCCCTGATTTTACTCCTTCGATTTTTACATTCATCCATAATCTATTACCCTCTATAGGGCTAGTAGTTATGTTTTTAACATATATTATTGTAGGTTGCCTCATACTTCTTAGAGTACTGTTGACTGTACCATATGATATTGAACCAGACATTACAAATATTTTACGTGTATTTGGTACCAGTTTTATTGTATTCTCCCCAGACCAAGTCTTATCATAGTGAGTTTTAGAACCTAATACATCTAATAGTTCACCCACTGCTCCAGGTGTTGTGTTGTCTAATAGAATTTGTACGTTGTCTTTCTTTAGCCAAGTCTCTACTGTTATATTCCAATCTACCTGATCCCATCTAGAACATCTACAATCTATATGATGAGGCTCTGATAATGAAGAATAATAAATTAATAAATCTCCAGTGTATTCATATTCTTTAGAAAAGGTAATTCCCTTTGTATCACCAAATGTATAGTTAAAATTATAGTGCTTGCTCATTAATTCACCTTTTTGTATTCTTCTAGTACTTTGTCTCTTAAGTCAGTTATTGCATTAAGTTGATCTTTAGTAAGATTAGTAATTCTTAACTGACCAAGAAGATTAAGTATAATTTCCATCTCTTCTTTTTTTAATTCTATATTAATCACCCCTTTAGATTCATCAAAAACATAATAAAATTAAGACACTACAGCAAGCTTACGAGTATTACCAGAAGCATCTTTAATAGTTATATAACCTGTGACACTTTCACCACCAAGTGCTGTATGACTTCCAAATTTAACCACACCACTACCATTAGGATTAAGGTAAATATTTTTATCACTATATGTACCAATAATTGAATCTGTATCTTCTTGGAAATACATAAAATTAGTATTATTTTCATCAAGTATAAAATATCGACCACTAGCTACACGAAGTTCAATATCACCAACATCAAATAATACAAAATTTGGATATGTATCTGTATCATTAACCTGTAGTTTCATATTACGGTCAGTAGCACCACCTTCAATAACGCAAGAAGTTCCATCATCAGTAAATTTAAAAGTACCAGTACCCCCTTCACTAAATTGTATATAGCCAGAAGACGTATTTAGTTGTACTCTATCGTTATCAGCATCAAGAAAGATATATGGATTATTTGCAGAACTGTTAGCATAAATATAAAGATCATCTCCAGCATCACTACCACCATATATACGGCTATTATCACTATTTAAATCAAATTTAAACAGTTGTGAACCTTGTCTATTAAAGATTATATCAGAATATGTATCAATAGTTATACCAGCTCCGTCAGACAACAACATATACGGATATGTATCAGTTGTATTAACACGCAGTCTTAAATTTTTTGTAGCAATAGTGCCATCACCACCAGCTAATGTAGTAGTTGTACCATCACAATAAAATCTAAAAAATGATGTACCATCATAATATCCCCCAAAATATCCATCAGTCTCTAATCTAAAAGTCACTCTAGAATTATCAAGCATTCGTAATTGTGGATAATTCGTACTATTAGCAGTAAGATACAAATCACCACCAGCGCCACCGCCAGTAATAATACTATTGTCATCTGAAAGTTCGAAAGTGAACATTGTAGTGCCATCATCTTTCATTACAACCTCACTACTAGCATCTAGTGTTATGTCATCTGGGGCATCCATATTATACCAATCAGAACCAGTGTTGTTATGTCTAATTTCTGGAACCATTGTATTCCAATTAGAGTAAGACACATTATTTCCGCTAGCCATTGTGTCATACCAATTTGTTGCCATTCTATTCTACCTCCATTATAAATAAAAACATACATTATAGTGGGCTTAATATCTTACCCTCTATTTTTACAGCAAAGAAATTCTTAGTGAGAAATGTGTCACTAATAGATTTGACTGCTACAATTCTCCTTTCTCTTATACTAGATATATTATATCCCCCTTTTGGTGATATTATAATACTATTAGCAGAACAATATGTAGAGTCAATAAATGTAGGCTTACCTAATACCTTATATAACTCTCTTACAGCTCCAGGTCTTAGATTTCTGTAGAGAGTATCTCTAACACCAGATACCATATATGTCTCTATTGTTATATCGTAGTTGTTTTCATCCCACCTACCTATATTACACTCAAGATGATAGTTAGGATATTGGTTGCAGGAATAATAGATTAGAGCATTACCTGAATATCTATATGATGACTTTAGATTAAAGTTAAGACTCTTGCCTGGGTCTACAATATCAAATGTAAATGTTGTTGATAGTTTTTGTGAACCAACACTATTCTTTATTTTAGCCTTTGCGGTACATCCTGAATCTACAACATCTTGTATATTGATATAATACTTACCATCACTATCACTATATCCAGTGACAGAACCATCATATGTAATTGTTATTGTAGCATTAGCAGTGGGATTACCACTCTTATCATAAACATATCCATATAAGGCATATGGAAATGAAAGTGCCATTACTTACCACCTATATTTAATGTTTCTGCATCACTTACTGCAACCATTATAACATCATCCTCATATACATCAATACTTGGCTCGTAAAATCCTACAATATATATATTCCAAACATAATTAGTTTCGTTCCAGTAGTATATGGCTTCTCCACTATCTAATGTTGTAGATATATGAGTATCAGCTATATCTTTAAGTGTTGTTGCTGCATTGTCAGTCCATCCAACATAATTCTTACCAGCAGTAGATGTAGTTAAACTAACTGACCTAGAATTAGAGTAGGACATATCTGCATTACCAACCATATCTATCTGTGTATCACCACCAGATTCAGTTAGATATATCTTAACTATGTCGTATGTATGTATGTCAAAGTTGTCTCCAGAGTCATTATATGGATGATATTCATACCACCATCCATTCACATACCAATCATTGTTGTAATTTCCACTCTTATTCCATATAGATATATACTCTCCACTATTAAATGTTATACCAGAAGAATTATCTATAATGTCAGCACAATCCACCGCAGTAGTATTATCACCCAACCACACAAAGTATTCTAGTCCGTTTGTCCTAATAGTAGTATTGTATGTTTCAGGAGGTGATGGGGGCTGGTACTCATGGATACCTATATCAGTTGTGCCGACTCTACTGTTACCCCAGAAATCTGTAGATGGTGCATTTACATCAGTACCGTTATTGATGCATGGAGAAGTGGCAGTAATGTTAAAGTTACCATTATCTGAATTAACAAATTGTGGGTTGCCGTATACAGCTTCTTCTCCAAAGTTCCAATCAGTAAGGTTAGTATAAGTAGTTTCATCCCAACGGTTTTTATATGTACCAGAGGCACGATAATAACAATTATTACCTATATTAAGGTCTGTTGGTAATAAAAAGTGTCCACCAATAAAATTACTACTACCGTCGTATTTGGTTAAAAATATGTTATTGTAGATATAAAACTCATCAATTGTCGTACCATTTATCTGATCTTGGCTATAATGACCTATTTGAATGAGATTATAATTATTATTACTCCCAAGATGAACAACGTTATTATAAATATAGATATGATGGAATAAATCACCAGAGAAACCAGTGTTAGATATTCCAAGTGGTTCTGGATATGTGAGACTTGTAACGTCGTCTGGTTTTGTAAGGTTAATTATGTTGTTATAAATATATATGTATTCATAATGACCAGTAGTTTCAGTATTCAAAGAAATTCCAGATGCATTACCATATATAATATTATTAAAAATACTAATATTATGAGATACGCCACGAGCGTCAAGCATTATTGCCGGTCCACCATAATAATCTCCACCTACTTGCTTTTGTAAAATACCTGTACCTGTATTGTTAATTGTATTATAACAACAATAACCGCCATTACACCCACCTTTCATATCAATATTTTCAGCGCGGTTATTAATTAATGTATTATTATTGATACTAAAATCAGTAACATTCTCAAAGCTTACTGTCTCCTGAGTGCTTTTAACCGCGCCAGTCCAATTATTGAAATTATCATAAAGATAATTCCATTCAAATGTGATATTGTTATTCCCGTTTTTACTTTTTATAGCATGTCCTGAACTATTTGAAATAGTGCAATTATCAACACGTATATTATTTACAGGGTCTTCACCTGCTAATACGCCAAGTGATATTCCGCCACTAGCACTATGATTAATTGTAAGACCAGTAATTCGAATATAATTACTTTCGTGAATTTGAAATACAGCATTAATACCATTGCTATATTGTGTAGGACAATTAGTTCCATCAACTATTACGACATCGTTTAAGTAATTTTGTATTGTTAGCCAATCGGATGACGCATCTTTACTTGTAATATCTATATGTCCACTCCACGGTGTATATGTTCCAGCCATGATATGAATTGTATCTCCATTCGTACTCTCATTTACGGCTTTCCAAATTGTTTTAAAGGGATATATTAAACTTCCGTTATAATTATTATCGTCGCCAGATGTTGTATTAACGTAATAATCTGGACCTGAATATGGTCCACATGATATATCGTATTCGTGTATTCCGATATCTGTGATACCGATTCTACTGTTCCCCCAGAAGTCTAATAACGGTGCGTCTACATTGCTACCATTGTTGATGGCAGGTGAATTAACTGTTATGTTAAAATCGCCACCGTCTGGGTCAACAAACGCAGGGGAAGCATTGATTTCATCTGTTCCCCAATACCTAGAGTCCGACACGTTGAAAAGGTTATGGTCTACATTGTGGTATTGTAGCAATAATTTATCAGATTTATCTGGGATATAAATACCATATGAAGCACCAGCAGAGTTATTATCCATAATGTTGTTTCTTATAGTTAAATTTACAAAGCTACTATTTACGTCAGTAATAAAAATTCCTACGCTAATGTTATACATAACATTGTTCCAAAAACCACAATTTGTTTTAAGATGTGACCCTGGTTCACTTGTATGATTATTTACATGAAATGCGTCGCTATCTCCTGATCCGTTGTAAATATTATTATAGAACGATATATTGTCTAATGTTCCGCCCTGTTCAGTCCCCATTGTATATCCTGTTGTATTGCCCCAAACAATATTATTGTATATCGAAATATTACTGGCATCATCGTCAAAGGCGTCAACGTATATACCGCCATTACCTAAGTTGCCACCTACAATTGTGACATTAACTCTATTATTATAGATAAAACCATCGCGAGCAGTGTTTTTAGCATCTATATTAAGTTTATAATTGTGATAAAGGTAATTATCCCTAACCCAAAACCGTGTTACATTTGATATGGTTATAACCTCATTTGGAGCTGGATTATGTGCAGGATTCCAACTGTTCTGACAATTGTATAGAGTGTTATTCTCAACTATAATGTCTTCTATATATCCATATGCTGGATTTCCCGGATAAAAATATATTCCTGAATCACTACAATTATAGAATGTACAGTTATCAACAGTTATGTTATGTGTTCCTGGTCCTAATGAACCATCAGCTCTAAAACCATTACAACTCGAATTAGCAAATGTCAATCCAGTAATGCGAATATATGATTCATTAATTAACCATATCAATCCATCTGTTGCATCATTATCGCCACTACCATCAATGGTTACATCATCATTTTCATAATTAGTATAAGTAATCCAATTATCAGACGTTCCACTATTAGCAGTTACTCCCCATGCAGATACATATTCTTGATAATTTCCTTTCATTATATATAAAGTATCTCCAGCGTCTATTAAGTCCATACCATGAGTGATTGTTAACCAAGGACTTATAAGACTTCCATTATTAGTATCTAATCCTGATGTTGCGTTTACATAATAATTAGGTCCTGCATATGAATCATCTTGTGTTTCAAAATGATAAGTTTCGTTGCACCAATCTTCTTCATCTGTTAAATTTACTGACCAATAATATGTTGTGCCGTAATCTGAAAAGTTACTGTTTGTTTGATATATAACACCACCGTCTGATAATGATGAATTCTCAGTACCAAATTGAACCCAAGTACCACTACTATTACTATACCATTTAGCACTCATAGTATCATCGTCTTCGTCATTAACTGTTACATTTAATGTAGGAGTTGTCGCTATATTAGCAGATGCGTTAGTTGGACTTTCACCCTGTATCGTTGGTGCATTGTTTATTGGCGATTCTTCAGTTGTAAAGTTATATTCTGTATTAAGCCAATTAACGTCGTCACTGCAATTAATCCACCAAGTGTATTCAGTATCATAAGACAATCCACTAACAGTACATGTTTTTGTTCCTTCAGTTTCTCCCCATCCTTCATCACTACCGATATCTGGACTAGTCTCGATATACCAATAAACTAAATCATTATCTGGTTCATCTATATCAACGCTTAAAGTTGTAGTAGAAATAGAAACATCTTCTGTGTCGTCACTTGGTGATTCGCTACTTAATGAACACTTGCCACCTATCTTTGGAATATATACGCCTGTAGCTAACCTTCTTTCGCTATAATGACAAGTATCTGTCCTAACAGGATAATCTATTGGTGCATATGCAAACGTATCGTAACATGAAAAATTACCTACTGTAGAACTCATTCCACAAACTTCATTAAGCCCGTCATTATCTACATCTTGGACGACAAAATATACACCATAGCCTTCAGTAATTTCTCCAACATTTGTATAATTGGCGTCGTATATATCATAAGCACCATCTTCCCATACAGACCCTGAAAGTATATCTAACGAACTATCATTTATTATGTTTACAAAATCTGGCGGTTCACTCATGCGTTCAAGAGTACCCTCACTTTGCCAATCAGTCCAATCCCAGATTTCTCCATCTTCAGTAGCACCATAATATCCATCTGCAATTTCAACATGACCATCTTCGTCAACGTCGTAAACTGCGAGAGTATGATGAACAGATAAACCAAGAGTTGAGTCGCATTTACCTGCTATTTGTGACCCATTAGCCCAAAAAGAATATATTCCACCATTGGTATTTGAATTAGAAGCTATCAATACTTCTAAATCTTCGTCGCCTGTTAAATTAATTAAAGCTGCACAGTGGGATTCGGAACCAAAACTTGCAGTCGTCCATAAGTTCTCTAAATCTTCATTATAACATATACTGTCACCACTGTCACTCATAACTATCTCAAATTCTCCGTCTCTATCCAAATCAGCTATTGACACACCACCATAGCATGTGTAGCTCGTGTTAGTACTAGTGGCAACTAGCGCACCTGTCGTACCATTAAGTTTACTTGTCGCTGCGCTACCGCCAAATGCAGTGTTGTCAGAAACCCAAACATATGGATAATTATTGTCGTCAGTATCGGCAATAGCTACGTATCCCCAACCAGAATCGGTAGCGACATCCCAAAAGATAGAACCATCTTCTGCATTACGTGCTACAGACCTATAACCTGCTGCATGAACAAGTTCATAATCGCCATCGTTATCTAAATCATCGCAAGCAAGTGGTATATGCCAATCAACTAAATAACTGGCAGACATAAACTTTTGCCATATTATTTCACCTGTTGAACCATTAAGACAAAAGATAGTAGCATTATCAAAATCTGGGTCATCAGTCCCAGCGTGAAATATTTCATATATTCCATCGTCGTCGATGTCTACTGCAATTGGTTCGGCTGTTGGAGCATAGTTACGCACTCCAGTCATAATACCTGATGTTCTCCATTTAAGTTTTCCCCACTTATCAGTCATTGTAAAATGATAAGTCTCATTCTTCCATGTTCCTGCACCGTCTGTAACGTTAGCACTCCACCAATACTTTGTATCTTTATCAGAAAAATTAGAATTAAATCCGCTTATGTTAGTATTATTAGCAACAGAACTTTCAGAATCAAATTGTACCCAAGAACCAGTAGAGTTAGACCACCATGTTATGTCCATAGCATCTCCAGTAGAATGTTCTATATTAACGTATAATCTTGGAATCGGACCAATGTCACTAGAATCGTTTGTTGGTGCTTCATTAGATAATGTAATTTCTGGCACACTTGTGTTAAAAGTATAAACAAAATTCTTCCAGTTTACATTATCAGAAACATTAACGTACCATGTATATTCAGTATCAATTGCTAAATCACTTACAGAACACGAAATAGTTCCTTCTGCATCGCCCTCACCACTATCTGAACCTATATCAGGACTTGTCTCTATTGACCAATATATTGGGTCATCATCTGGTTCATCAACTGATACACTTAAAGTAGATGTTGCAGTAGATACGTCACTAGCTCCGTCACTTGGTGATTCACTTGACAATACACATTTTCCACCAATCTTTGGTATGTATATGCCAGCAGCTTGTCGTCTTTCACTATAGTATGTAGTATCTGTTCTAACTTGAGGACTATTAACTTCTGTTAAAAGGTCATAGCATGAAAAATTATGATAATTAGTAGCAGATTTTCCACCGCCAAAAATACAAAGCTCATTAAGTCCATCATCGTCAACATCTTGTACGATGAAATAAGGACCATAACACCAATTAATTTCAGGATTAGAACCTATTTCATCCACATTATCATAGCTTGAATCATAAATATCCATATATGCATCAACCCAAGAACCACCTGAAAGTATTTCAAGGTCGCTATCACCAATAACGTTCACAAAATCTGGAGGTTCACTACCCTTTTCAAGAATTGTATCATTATCCCAATCGTCTACGTCAAATACGTAAACTGTATCTGGATATGATGGTGGGTCTAATTTTCCAATTACGACTTCAATACTTCCATCTTTATCTATATCATAAGCAGCTGGTTGACAATGACATGTATCAGCTGCCCATATGCTACTATCTCCTTTCCAAAGAGTTCCGTTGGCATAATAAATATACATACCATCAGGACCCACGTCAGCTCCATTTTGATTTAGCATGATAACTTCAAGGTCGGCGTCACCAGTACAATTAATTAGTACAGCGCAATGACTTTCAGAACTAAACGATGCTGTAGTCCAAAGGTTTTCCAAATCTTCATTGTAGCAGATGCTATCGCCACTATCGCTCATTACTATTTCAAATTCACCATCTCTATCAAGGTCTGCGATAGATACACCGCCATAACAAGTATAAGATGTATTTGTACTAATAGCAACTAATGCTCCTGTAGTGCCATTGAGTTTTCTAGTTGCGGCAGAACCCTCAAAACCAGTATTACTAGAAACATATACATAAGGCCATCCATTATCATCTGTATCTGCTATAGCGGGGGTTCCCCAGCCACTATCTTGCGCAACTTCCCATAAAATAGTGCCATTCATACCATGTCTAGCAGTTGTAGTAGTTCCCGAAGCATGAACAAGTTCCTTGACACCATCATTATTAATATCGCCTATAGCCATAGGAATATGATACCCAGTAAGAGTTGTAATGTTTTTTTGCCAGTTTAATTCGCCTGTTGAACCATTGAAACAAACTATACCACTCTTCCAACTTCCATCATAAGTCCGATGTCCATGAAAAATTTCGTATATACCATCCCCATTTATATCATCAGCAACAGGATTAGTATAGCTCGATGGTGTACCTATATTAGGGTCATAATTAATATTTCTCCATTTAAGTTGCCAATCATCTGTTTGACTAGTGAAATGATATGTCGTATTAGTCCAATTACCTATACCATCAGTTGCATTAACACTCCAATAGTAAGTTGTATCTTTACTAGAGAAATTTGAATTAAAAGTGGTTATATTTGTATTGTTAGATACACTAGAAGCAGAATCAAATTGTGCCCAAGAACCTGATGAATTGCTCCACCATTCAACATCCATCGACACATCATTATTATTTGAAACAATTACATAAAGATATGGAATTAGTCCTACATCTGTAGTTTCATTTACAGGAGACTCGCCAGACTGTGAAATAATTGTTTGTGAAGGTGTTTCAGTAGTAAAATGAAACGTCTCATTATTCCAATATTCGCCATCTGTAACATTCATTGACCAATAGTATGTTTCTGAAAAATCACTAAAATTAGAATTTAATTGACTTATATTAGTATTATTTACGACACTTGTATTTGTACCAAACAATGCCCATGAACCTTCACTATTGCTATACCATGTAACGGTCAAATAATCGCCATCTGGGTCAGAAACAATCCCAGCAACTAAGGAGTTAACAGCAATATCAGTAGAACTATTTGTTGGAGATTCGCCAGAAATTGCATTTGGCGCACTATTTATCATTGGTTCTTCCATTCCAATTGTTAAGAAACCCTCCTCTTGATTTTGGTTGCTAAAAGTAGCATTAATCCATGCTGGGTCTAAAGTGCCATTCATTATTACAACTTCATCTACAGTTCCATTAAAATCATAATCACTAGTTGTATCTTTTGTCCATGTTGTTGAACAACCAATACCCCACGGATACGCTGAAAAATTAAGATTATCATTCGACGCAGCACTTGTATCATCAACTAAATAAGTAGTGTCATTTCCAATAGTTATAATTTCGCCTCGATTTGCCACCATAGCACAGAAATACCAAAAATGCGCTGTGGCGCCTGTGGTATGGCAAAAGTTGTCATAAACAACATCGTCTAGTTTTAATCTAGTTAGTAAAGACCCATTATTAGCTGTACCACAGCGTATACCATCATTCGCATAATATCTAGAAATAATACCTCGATTTGTAAGAAATCCGTCATTAATATCTGGGTCCCCAATTTCCCAATATGCATCTGACCTAACCCAACAATATATCGTTATTGGTTGGTCTTCATTTATCGCATCTAAAACTAAAGCGTCATCTACGTTTGAGAAGTTACAGGCATATCCTACTTTGCCTTCACTCCTATATGGGTCTCCTGCATAATTAGTTGTAGCAGATGCGTCATTATTATTAGAAGTAGAGTCTGTATAATGGTCGGCATCGGCACTATATTCTTCTTCTAAATGCTGTACCATGCGAAAATTACTATTCCATGTATTTTCAATATCCCACTGATTTCCTATAGAATCATTACCATAGTACATATTAAAGTGGGTATCTGTATCATCAGAAATACTTGTAACATTTACCCATGCCCAAAGTGTGCCATTCGTACTATCATAATACTCTATTTCATGATTGAATTTAGTAACATTATACGTATCAACAAATATTATATCCCCACCATCAGATTGTGCATGTGATTGTAAACCAGAATCATTATCCATATATACTAATAATGGAAAGTTTGTCAATTCACTATCAATTTGACTACTATCAATCGTTATATCTCTTCTATAATCAAAATCACTACTATACCATCCAGCGTCGCTAACTTCGTATGTGCAATACATACAATATCTATAACCACTAGATGATTCACCAGTTAATGGGTCATCCCAGTCACCGTAATAATCATATTTGTAAAAACTCCATCCCGTATATTGTTCTCTATATAACGCTGAATAACCACTCGTTTCTTCTGCCCAACATACTAAATAATAATCAGTATTATTTGTGATTGTGGGTCCATCTCCAGTAAAATTAAATTCTATCCAATGGTTTCCAGTACCTATTGTAGAAAAATCAACTTCTTCAGTTTCAGCTAATAAATCCCCAGCATAAGAAGAAGTATTATCAACATATTCATACAATGCACATTTAGCACTACCAGTCCATTCATTGTCTAAAATTCTAGCTGTGATTGATACTCCTACACCATCACCACTTGTAGGAGTAGCCCGAGAACCTATTTGAAAATCTTCAGCACCCAGAGAAGTTGTTCCTGTACTTTCAAATCCAAAATTAAATTCTGGACCAGCAGGAGGATTAATAGGTGGACCATCTTCACCATCATATAGAATTAACCCACCAGCAGATAAACTACCAGCTAGAATGAAACCAATAATCTTTTTCCAATTTTTCTTTATCCATTTCTTTATACTATCAATTCTTGGAATAACTATAATTGCAGTTAGTCCAACTAATAGTAGGAGGATAAGTATTGGTATTATTAAACTCATATTTAACCTTTCTTATATAAACATTTAAACATTATTCTATCTCCTTTGATATAAAGGGAATGTAAACTTTTTTACCCTTAATTCGAATTGGTAAAGCTCCAAATACTTCTGTATTGTTTCTTATCCAATCCCATGATACCCCAGAAGGTCTAACAAACCTGTCTGGTAATTCACTAAAGTCTATATTATTACTATCTAATTTGATGTTTCCGCCTACAATATTTACACTACCAGATTTATCCACTTCTATGAGAGAGTTCTTACCTTTTATTATAAATGTACCCTCTCCTGTACTAGCTATGTATGTTCCGTAGTCATCGAGATATATTCTCTTTGCTAATATATATTCTTGTCTATTCTTTTTTGCCATCTTTTCTCTATATCCCATTATTATTCTGTCTCCTGTGCATGTTCTAATTCACTAACCTTCCTAACTATATCAAATGGTTGCTTACCATAATTAATAGTAGTAGTAAATCCAGACTTTTGGTCTATCTTTTGTGTATAAGACACAACATTCCATAATTCATTAATATTAAAGTTTGCTAAATTAGATGAAAACCTATAGTTTGTTCCTATATTTATAGTTCCATCTATTGTAATAGTACCTTTCTTTGGTATAGCAGTCATACCAGATACTTCTTTTTCTGCTCTTTCCCTTGCCTGTTCTAGACTTGTATAGCTTGAGTCATATACTTTCTTAAAGTGTCTACCAAATGAATCTATACTAGCTTGATTTGAGGCTCTATATGATATTTCTCCCTGTTTCCAACCCAATTTAAATGACATATTTCCAGCAGGTACTTTATTTGGTGCTTCTGAATTTGAACTCCAATTAACTCCACCATCCCAAGAGTACGCAACATTAGCAGCATACTCAGAATTCGGATCATAGTAATAGTTCCAGTATTTACTACTACCTGATGGATATTCAAATATCATCCAATATTTCTCATTATTTGTTAATGCTAATTTTGGACTAGTATAAGATTGCCAAGATGACCATGATGGAGGATATATAACATCACCAGCGTTCCAAGATATATCATCTGACCATTCTACCTTTGAACCAGAACGTGGTGATCCCCCTCCTTGATTATAATATGCAGTTAATTTAGCTCCACCAATCATAGGTCCCTTAACTATAGTTTTTGTACCAGATATATCCCATCCATTACCACTTCTAGTAAAGAAGTACTTAAGTAATACCTCATTTCCTGCTACATCCATTAGTACCGTACTTCCAGGAGTTAGCTTTTTCCAATTAGCTCCTTTATCTAAGCTACCCGAATATGTAATATATTCAGTACTTCCTATTGCTCCATTATCTTCAGTTGTTTCTAGTTTAAGAGTAGTGAAGTCTTCATTTCCTAAAGATACAAGTTCTGATACAGCAGAACCACTCTTTTTATAGAGTGGAAAGTATCTAAGTCTCAAATCTCTAAACCATACCCACCAACAATTACAAGCACCTCCATTTAGTTGCATCGTCATTCTGGCTTTCTTCACCCGAGTATAGTACTTACCACCACCAAAGTCTCTTGTTTTTGATATATATTGGGTTCTGTCATCGGCATCAGTATATGAAGCATCGCATACATGAGTCCATCCATACCCTTGTCCTGATAAATATAATTTGAATGTATATGAGTGAGAACCACAAGCACATCCTTGTTTGATAGTAAATCTTGCTCCATCAACAGCCCCACTAGCTATAGAAGAATTACAAGAGAATTTTACATACTGATATATAGTACTATACGAACCACCATCATCTTTGTATAATATATAATCACTAGAAGTATTATTAATCATGTTAATTGGTGATCCACTCCAATCATCACCATCATATTTTGTTCCTGACATCCAAGTAGCTGTACTAGGATACACCCATTCTCTATCATTAGTTATATATTTACTAGGAGTTAAAGGCTCAAGAAACATCTTTCCACCAGTTATCTCTATAGAATTTAGACTAGTTGATGATATATATGTCTCGTCTGAAAAGTCATCATCAAATATTTCTTGTTCAAACCCACCAGAATCATCTGCTATGGTTAGCGTAGCTTTATTTATTTTTGGTGTAAATGTTCCATCACTCTTCATATGGTATCTAACTTTCACACCATGTCTTTCTTCTCCAAATGCAACCCAAGTACTACTAGTCATCCCACTCCATTTAACTCCACTAACATTAGTACCAGATATGTGTATTGAGTTTGATGATATCATTTCAGTTAAGTCTAATTTCATATATTTGCATGGATAGCCAACATCTTCATTTCCATATTTTCCATAGAACTCACTACTTTCAATCATACCAGATGTGGCATAAACACCAGAAACCGCTTTTAGTTGTAGATAACCACCAGTAACTTCCATATTATATGAGTTACCAGTATTTAAGTATGTATAGTTATCAAAGTTATCTTCAAATACTTCCCTTTGTGAGTTTCTCCATATTTCAAATGACAATGTACTTGGTTGATTATCACCTTTGCTTCTGTTAAGATATAGTTTCACTGAATGTAATCTTGTATCTGAAGCAGTAAATTGTTGTCCAACCAAAACACCATCTGGAAATGTAGCTGTATTTGGATGTGTGGTAGAGACTTTATCTAAATCAGAATAATCAGTACCACCAATAACTAAACAATCGTTAACTAAATCTTCATCTGATTGTTCTACTGGATTCATACTAACTAAATCACTCTCTTTAATAGAGAACGCATATGTACCACTTTGTTTATAGTATTTTAGCTGACTATCAGTATCAACATAGAAACTATATCCATCTATTTCTGTAAGTCTAACTATTGCATCTCCAACTTGCATATCAGTTAAATCTATGTCATTAACTAATCTAACACCTTTAGCTGGCTTTACTCCACCACCAGATATTCCTGGACAGTATGTAGAAACTAGTGAGCTTGCTATGAAAGCTGTAGTACCAGAATATATTGCGTTTGCATCAGTTACATATCTCCACAAATCATATGTCTTTCCTACTAATTGGTATGTATATGTTCTAGTACCCTTATCTATACTCTGTTGAACTCTTGAGATATATCCATTAAATTGTAAGACTCCATCTATTAATACCTTTGTTTCTGCTCCTATATTTTGTGAGGACTTTTCACCATATACTTGAACCTTTCCTGATTGATAATATTGTTGATTTGAGTTAGTTATCTCAACTAAACTCACTTTGTTTCCAGGCTGGTAGTGTTTTGCACTAGCCTGCCCAGAGTTGAACCAAATATCATATTTGTTAGTCATATTTATCTAGTGTTCCTATACCTATACTTGAATTCTTCTACCATATCATCTACGTTTGCTATAGCATTTACAGTAACTGGACCCAATACATTAAACTCTTCTCTACTACTATTATCAATATTACTTATACCACCTTCCTGCCTAGTCATTTCTGGGAAGTATGTAGGTATGATATGTTGTAGAATATCTCTACCTCTATCTTTGAATGCACCAGCTAGAGGTACAACAGCTTCTGGTCCTCTCTCTCCTATCATAGCAAATTGTGGTCCTCTAGTAGTAGCTATTCCTTTTTGTAATCCAGCAATTACACCTTTTGCTCTTTTCATTGGTGGTATAGGTATAAATATAGTAGTATGTGTATGTTCAACTTTTATTGGTGTTACATCTTCTACTGCCTTCTTGAATGCATCAACTACTCCAATCATACCTAAGACTAATACATCAGCAGCATCTCCTACCCTAGTATGGAATGCATCTGCTGAACTTTTTATTCCAGAAAGTGAATCCTCTATATTAGTCTTAAATCCAGTTCCTGCTTCCTCTATCTTAGGTATTATAGTCTCAATCATAGATGTATTGAATAGAGTAATTGCATCTGCTAATTCAGTAGCTTGTAGATAAATCTCCATATTTATCTTCTTGCCACCCTGTCTTACTGTAACTAATGCATTGAATATACCACCATTAGCACTTGAACTAGCTCCTGCTCCACCACCTTCTCCTTGCTCTACTGTTTCAGTAGTTCCTCTTCTAAATGGTAATCCAGTGTCAGTTGCAGGTGTTTGAGTTACATTCTTTATTGGTAATCCGTCTGTTGGTATTATTATATTAATTCCTGTAGACAATATAGAATTTATACTTTCTAACAAATTATTTATAGATGATATGTCTTCTAGTAGAGTTTTAATACTTGCTATTTTAGTTAGTGCATTATTAACTGAAGCTACTCCACCAGTTTGCATTGGAGTCAAATCTGGGAAGTATTTTGGTATAATCTTCTCTAGTATTTGTTTTCCGTATTTTCTATTTGCTCCTTCTAATGGAACTACTGCTTCTGCACCATTTTCTCCTATCAATGCTTGTATTGGTTGTGTTGTTTCAGTAATACCAGTCTTTAGTTTTGGAATTATTCCACTTTCTCCGTGTAATTCTTCCCATTTTTTCCTTGCATCCTCAATAGCATTTTTAGCTCTCTTACTAGGATTTAAGAAATCCCACATATTGCCTAGTGTGTCAAAGAATCCACCGTCGCCACCGTCATCATCCTTATCTTTTGTTCTTCTCTCTACTTCTTCAACAAGATGTATTATAAACTCTTCTTGTCCTAACTTTATTAATTCATCTCTTATATTTCCTATTCTGTCTATTGTAGTTTGTAGTTTTTTATTAACAGTGTCAGCATCAGATGATATTGATGACAATCCTGACTGTCCATACTTAGCTACTTGTTTAAAGTCACCACCTACTATTCTTAATATTTCGTCTTCATCTTCACCACGTTCTACCAATTCTTTCATTGTAATAGCTGCTATAGCAGTAGCACTTGAATATGCTTCTGTTTCAGGAACCCATTGTGATACATATTTTAAATATGCATCAAGAACTGTAGCTGAATCAGCAGACTTATCTGTAAAGTATCCAGTTTGTTTATTAATATTATATAATGCTTCTTCAAATGCCTCTGAACCTCTAGTAATTGTATCAAAGTCTATGAAGTCTCCACCCCTTAATTGTAAATCATCTATATCCTTTTGACTTAAACCTTGTTCCTTTAGCCAATCCTTTGTTATAAGTCCTTCTGGTATATCACTTGGTAACATACTAAATTCATTTATCAGTATATCACGTATAGTATCTAAGCCTACTCCAAATTTTCCTCTTAGAAATTCTATTTGGTCTCCAGTAAATCCTTGTGAAGCTAGCCACTCATCATCTATAATATTTGGTATTTCACCTTCTATTTCTATATTATCTGGCATAACCCATTTCGGATATCCTAATTGATTCCAAGCATCATCAAATCCACTTAATTCTTTTTTGAATGAATCAAATTTACTCTCATAGCCAGCTAAATCAAATTCTGGAAACTGCACTTTTGGAAATCCACTCAATGCTACCCACATCTCTGAAGCTGTCTGTGCTACACCTTTAAGAGCTAATTTTAGGAGTTCATGTTCTTCTCTAGTATCTTCTACAGACACATCAAGATCATGTAATGTTTCCATATAATCGTTATATGCACTAATTACCTCGTATGAAGCTAGTTCATTATCTACCAAGTCTTCAGAGAAGTCACCTATAGTATCTCCTGCTTTATCAACAGCTTTCTCTGCTTCATATGTAGCATTAGCAAAATTCATTACAACTTCAAATGCACCAACATCTGCTCCTGTAAGCAATAACTCTACATTTCCAACATCTTGATTAGCCAATTTTAAAGCTTCTGCTTCTGTCTTCCCTTGCCCTAAATAATCAACATATGATTCAATCCAGTCTGTTAGTTCTTCATCTGTCTCTATTTGATCTAATACTTTAGCAAACTTAACACCAGTCTTTATAGCTTCTCCTTCAGCCTTTTCTTTATCTACGTAACTATCTATAACTTCTTTTGTGAGCATACCTTCTTTGGCTAATGCTTCAAACATCTCATCTATCTTACTAGATTTGTCTTTTTGTAATTTATATCTCTTTAGTTCTATCTCTAATAGTTTCCATTTCTCTTCTTTAAGTCTCTTTGTTCCTTCTTCTAATATTTTATTCCAATCAGCTTCAGTTCTCTGAAATATTATCTGTTCTCCTTCCAGTTTATTCATTCTTTCTATTTGGTTTATCAAATCAACTCTTAAATCATAGAATAACTTACCTTGTTCTATTGCTTCTCTATATTCCTTGTTTGTCTTTTCAAGCACTTCATTATATTTAGCTTCATTCTCTGCAGCAGTATCAGATAAATCTGTTAATCTACTAAGCATACTGGTTCTGTCATCTTCTAATGAAAGTAATTCATTCTGTATTGATAGAAATTCTTCACTATCTGTTGTATATATTGACCTAACATCAGCTAATTCATGTTCTTTCTTAAGTATATCTTTATCAACCCGACTCAATTGATTATGAACATCTATTAATTGACTTTCAGCATCATAATATCTTTGGTAATAACTTATTCCATCAGAAACTACACTATTTGTATCCTTTAATGAATTTATTAGATATGTAGTGAATTTTATTACTTCCTCTTCAGACTCATATATATCTTTATTAACTCTAGATAATTGAACTAGAGTATCACTATATTTATCTGTATCTGTCTGTCCTGCCTGTTCTAGTCCTAATAGTATACCTTTTAATCTAATTTGTTCCTTTATTGCTAAATTAAGACTCTTTATTGAATCCTTATATTTGGAAACAACAGAATCTTGTTCACTATATGCAACCTTTAAATTTTTAAGAACACTTCTAACTTGTTTTAATTCTTCGCTTTGCTCTTCTGATTTACCTATAAATGAACTTACAATAGCTACTAATGCTCCTACTCCAGCAATTATCCAACCTATTGGACCAAGCATTGCAGCAAATGCTGTTGATAACATTGGGAGTTGGGTTAATAGCTTAGACACAACAAATCCAACACCTATTAAAGCTATTGCTAATGTATCGATAGCCGTTCCACTACCACTTATTACTCTAAAAAGTGCCATTAGAAATCCAGAAAGTACCATAAACTTTGCTGCTGTAACTGCTAATGATGCATTTAAGTATTTTAAATCATTAGTCATTATTGCACACCAAATAGCAGCTATTTTAGCTTTCGCAGCAAATAATGCCTGCATTGCAGCAACTATTGCTGACCATTTAGCTGCCAATTTTGCATATATAACATAAGATATTAGAGTAACTACTAGAAATTCAAGTATTGGAGCTAATCCCATTATTACACTTGCCATTGTTTTGAATGAATTTATTAATGGTCCCTTTATAAAGTCTGCTATTGACTTTAGTATTGGTTTTAAAGATTCTCCCATGTCTAGAGCTGCTTGATAAAACGCTTGTTGCATTTGTGCAAATGTTCCCCATTGTGTATTCTGCATTTCTTCTGCAATATCAGATGTTATTCCTTGTGAAGCCTTTAGTAATTTAATATATGTAGAAATCTCATCTGTAGACTCAACTAGTGCAACTGCTGAAGCTGCAGTTCTTGCTCTAAACATAGCCGAAGCTTCTGCTGCTCCAAACTGAACTGCTCTTAATTTCTCTAATACAGTAACTAATGAATAAAATCTTGGATTTAAATCTGTTAGAGATAATCCCATACCTTCTAACATCTCTTTAGCCTCATCAGTAGGTTTAAGTAGTTTAGTAAATACCATATTTAACCTTTGACCAATTTGACCTCCTTCCATACCAGTATTTGATAGAGTTGCAATTGCTGCAGTAGTGTCTTGTATTCTCTGTCCTAGAATACCTGCAATAACACCAACATACTTCATAGCATTTGCTAGTTTTTGTTGAGTTAAGAAAGAGTTTGTAATAGCAGCAGTAAATGTGTCTGTAACCATTTCTGTATCATCTAGTGTTAGATTGAATTGTTTTATAGCTACAGTAACTGAATACACTGCTTCTCTTAATTCTGTTGCTGTTGCTGTGGCATAATCCATCATTTGCCTGAAATTTTCCATACCAGATTCACCTTCTTCAGCCATAGCAACTACATCATAACCTGCTGAAGCTAAATCGTATAATGCTTTACTAGCATCTCCAGCAGTAAATACTGTTCCTTGTACTGACTCAGTAGCAAAATTAGATAAAACAGTTGTAGCTCTTCCAAATGATTGACTTAAATACCCAGATACAGAAGCCGCTTGATAAATAGCCTTCTCAAATTCTGTAAATTGTTCAATTGCAGAACTTATGGCTTGTCTAATACCCATAACCAATTGAACACCAATACTAAATGTGATATAGTGTATAATCTTCATAGCAAATGTCTTAAAGTTAAGCATTGCCTTAAGCATATGTCCGAATGATTCTTGTGTAGAAGTAGTAATCTTTCTATTTGTTTCAACCCATTGCTTACCATTCCATTCCATTGTTTGTACTACTTGTCCATATACACCATTTAATTTATCATAATATTTATTAATTCTTTTTGTAGAGTCACCTGTTGATTGCTCTACTCTTTTTACTCCAGTCTCCATTCTATGCATCCAGTCACCAAATGCCTGTGCATTTCTTGTCAAGTTCTTATTCATTGAAACTGAATTTCTTGATATAGTATTAGTTATAGCAGAGAATGCAGCTCTCATTTCTTTAGGAACTTTCCTACATGCTATAGCAAAGTTTTCCATTGCTTTCGTAGCAATGCCTACATTTTTACTAAAGCCTTGTACATTGGCTGTGAATGTTGCAGATATATTACCTATGCTAGGCATGGTATCACTTGGCTGTTATAGCCATTATTTATAATGTTTTTCTTCATTTTCATCAAAATATTGATTTTGCTCGAGGATCGTCATAGAGCGATTCTGAGACGTTTTGGGGGGGTCACTGGTATCCTACCATTAGTGGCGGAGGGTTTTTGCGTTAGCGTGGCTCTTTACCCCCTTCTCGTGCATGATTTTGAGGGGTCCTCGACCCAAATTAACATATTCAATCTTGTGTATCCACAATCTGAATTAAATCTCTCTGTATTATCGGTTTATATCCATATGATCCACCTAATGAATGATATCCACTCCATTGGATTACATATATACCCAATGGATCAGTTGAAGATGTATTAAAGTAATAATGATATTCTCCAGTTCCATCTCTTGTAGCTCCACTTGCATTTACTAATGTTGTACCATCTGGTTTTATTACTGTTACAAATGCTTTGTTTCCTGATGGATCTGTGAGTACTCCACTAGATTTAAAATCTATGTCTGTCTTAACAGTATTGCCTCTTTCAAAACGGTCCGTTCTAATCACCCCGCTGCCAAATAATTATTAGTACATTCAAACATACTACTATTTGTAGGTTTTGCATAATTAATCCATATAAGATTAAATATATTAGCATCGATAAGATAATTAACATCAAGTGTATCTCTTCCAGACTTAAAGTCTATGTTATATGGTTGTGATAATATAGATTTTGTTGTATAGTTGATTTCCATATTTCTATTATAAACTCTATTTATTATAATATCTATTATATTATTTTTATTTGCATTTGATAGTTCTATTAGAGTATTTATAATAAAAGATTTATATAAATTATGTTTCTTCAGTATCATATCTATATCAATGTTTCTTTCTTTTATTAAACCAACAACAATATCTATTATAATTGATTTGTCTATGCCAAAATTACTAAACATAGAATCTATTAAGTTTGATTTTGTTTTATTTATATCACGCAAATAAGTATCAAATAGTACATTAGCCTCATTATTAGTCTCTTTTGATAATAGGTCAAATAATATTTGGCGATTACCTGTCTCTTTTATTAAAACATCTATATCAATATTATTTTCTATGAACTTACTTAGTAATAAGTCTATATCAACATTTAAATCCTTCTGTTCTAAAATTGATTGTATTAATAAATCGATTCTAATACCAATGTCCTTACCAGAACCAATAACTAAGTCTATTAATAAATCCATATCATATTCTCCTTTTATATTAGCATCTATATATTCTTTTTTAGTATTAAATAAAGATAATAATGTATCCATCTTAATATCTCTTTCTAATAATCCATTCATTATCAGTTGATCTATTAGATAATTAATATTGCCTTGTTTTGATATTAGTATATCTACAAGTTCATTAGCAGTATAGTTTTTATATTTAGTTAGTATATCAATGTTATATTTTTTAGATAACTCTTCTTTTATTATTACATCTATTAAACTATCTTTGTCTAATGATTCACTCTTAATCATCAAGTCTATAATATTGTTTATATTTAATCCTGCTTCTGTACTTATTAAATCTATGCTGGGTTTTAAAGTGTTAGACTTCTGGACTAATATATTAATCAACTCACTTCTTGTCTTGTTTGAATTTAATACTATTAAGTCCACTAAGTTACTAATATCTAAATCGGAAGATTCAATTAATATGTCTATAATCTCACTTTGTGTTATATTTAGATCACTGACTATGTAGTCAATTAATTCAGTTATATTATATCTTCTGAATGAAATTAAATCTTGTATCATTGATATTTCTAGGTTTGTATTAGATTGTAGAATATCTTGACTGTATGAAATTGCATTATTTATTTCAGATAAGAGAACATCTGTTTTATACAAAATACTATATCCAACCTCAGTGTGATATGTATAATAATCCTCATGCCAATCATCACCACCACCATCTGGTGAAGAATTGTCTTTATCTGGATTATCACAAGTAAAATTGGCAATTAGTATTCCAGAGCCATTAATTTTAGCTTCAGCACCCCAGTTTCCGCCTTCATATGGAGAAGGGTCAAGACATGATGCTGCAAGTGGATGGTCAGCATTTGAATCACCTAATTGTGGATTACCAGAACCATATGAAAGTTGAGTTGTTCTTGTACCTGAACGTACCTTTACTCCATTTACCCATAAACCCATATCTCCCTGTGCACCACCTTCTGAGCAATATTGAAAACTAACAACAAACCAACCAGGTAAGTCCGCATCAGGTATTTCATAGATAACATTATCTTGAGGTGTACCACCAGCATTATGAGTACAGCATATCTCAACACCCGTTTCTGTAGCCCTTAAAAAACCAGCTTGTGCATGGGTTCCACCACCATTGTGAAATAGTCCATAAACTTGACTATGTGTTAACCCAGCTGGAATATATAATAACATCGCTGCATCAGTAATGATGTAGATATCCATCCATCCACTAGCAGGTGGATTGTTGTTACTATTCATTCCCTCATAATCTTCCTGAGTGGATATATCACCAGAGCCTACATTTGTATTATTGTCATTACCTGATTCATCCCTACCGAAATTGGTACCGAGATTGGTACTGTTTAATTCCCAATAAGTATGAGGGTTTTGTGCTGCAATAAAGTCTTCTCTTCCATTTTTAGGTGTTATAGAAGTCATTTCACCACCATTAGTCTGCAGCCTCAACTGTATTAGTTAAAGTAAACAAATCACTGTTAGTAGTTGTAGATGTAAACAAATCAGAATTTGTAGGTGTCATAGTAAATAGACTTGTATTACTTAATGGAAATGATAACATAGATGACTCTGTAGCTTTAGCATAATCTATAAATGTAATTGTTAATGGAATTATTCCAATACTATATATAATTGACAAATTAGTACCAAATGTAGAATAATCAGCTAAATAACTCACTAAATTAACTCCTTCAGTTGTATAATCTATATTATATGCTTTAGATAAAGCTAATGAAAGTAATGTACTAATTGTACTACTTATTGTAGTATTAGTATTTTTTAGTAATAAATCAAATAAACTATTCAAAGTCTCTTCTGATTTATTAAGAATATCTATCCTTTCTGATATTGTATTTTCTCCAGTTAGTTCTTGAGTTATATCATAATTAACTGACTTATTAGGTGTTTTAATTAATGTATCTATTATGTAGTTAGAAGTGTTGTTTGAAACGAGCACAAAGAATGTTATTAAATAGTCTAGTGATAAGTTATTTGCCTTAACTATGTAGTCAATTAATGAGCTTATAGAATATACTTCTCCAGATATGAAATCTATTAGATTTCTTGTAGTTACTCCTAAATCTTCTAAAAGATTATCGATAGTATAATTCTCAGACTTACTTTCTATTGTAATTAAGTCAGATAATAAATTCATATCTAGCCCAGCACTCTGAGCATATAGATTAATTATATATGACTTATCTAGTCCTAGATTCTGTAAGAGAGTATCTACAGTTATGTTTTTTGACGTGATTATAGACATTAGAATATCAATCTTTTCTTTCTCTGTTAAATCTACTGTTTTAGTTAAATAATCAATATTATAGTCTATACTCAATCCTGCTGTTCCAAATATAGCATCTATTAATACATTATTAGAGAATGAATCTTTGAGTAGTGTATCTATATCATAATTCAATTCTGATATTCTACCAACAACTAAATCTATTATTGTATTTAATGTATGAGTATCTTTAATCACAACATCTATGTCATAGTCTAGAGTTATCCCAAGTTCTTCTAGTAGTATATCTATGTCTTGTTTCTTTTCAGTTGCTGACTGTATTATAATTTCAATTAGTTGATTTATAGTTATACCTGAATTTTGTAGTATCATATCTATATTGTTTAGCTTGAGTATTGTTAGCTTCATAAGAATAGATATTATATTTTGTATTGATTTGTCTTTACTACTTATGATTAAAGTTATTAGTTCATTCCTATCTATACCAATGTTTTTTATTAGAGAGTCTATGTCATATTTCTTTGATGATGTATATTTTCTCAAGAAATCTATTACTTGATTCAGTGTAATGTATTCTCCCATTGTAATGCTAATATCATGATTCCTTATTTGTGTATAGAATGTAGAATAATCTATGTTATGTCCTCTTATATTACTTATATATGTAATAATATCAATTATCTCATTAATGTTATGTGTTTGTTTTATTAGTAGAGCTATTAACTCATTTATATCTAGTGACTCATTTTTGATTAGCATATCTTCTAGATTGTTTTGTGTGGATTGATACTCTGTCATATAGTCAATTAAATTGTGTTTAGTCTTTATTCCACCACATATAAACTCTAATTTATTATGGAGTGTTTCTGTCTTGAATGTGGCATAGTCTATATCATAATTAAGTATGTGTACCTTTTCAGCAAATAAATCAATTAAATTAACAATATCTAAATCCTTATTCTTTATTAATGTATTTATATCCACTTTCAACATATTACTTATATTGGATATTAGCATATCAATATCTATTTTTAATTCCTTTGATGACTCTATTAATAGATTAATCTTTTCCTTTAGTGTAATATCCTTTGCTTTTACTAATAAATCAATTTTGATTGATTCGGAAATTAATATATATATTAATAAATCTATTGTTTCTTTTCTATATATATTTTTATTGGAAGTTAGTATATCAATAATTTCATTCATAGATAGTTGTTCTTTTATCTCTTGTATCAACATATCTATTTTCATACTAACATCTAAGTTTTCTACTTTAGCAAATAAATCAGTTAGATTATTCTTATCTATTCCTGATTGTTCTATTAATATATCAATTACTTCTGATATGTCTAAATTCTTGTTCTTTATTAATTGAGTGATTATGTTTCTTATTGTTAAACCTTCAGATTGAATTAAGTCTATTAAATTACTAATTTCACTATTTTTTGAATAAATTAGTGAGTCAATCTCACTTTTTCTTTGATTTGAAGCCATTTGCAATATATCAATTATGTTATTTGTTATGTCTTCCTTTGATATTAAAGTGCTTATATCTATACCTACTGAATTATCTACTTTTTTTATTAGCAAGTCAATATCCATTTTTATTAGATTGTCTGATGAGGAAGCAATTAAGTCAGTTATATACGATTCACTTTTCTGTGACTGAAATAGGGTATCTATTAGAAAATTTATATCATTGTTTTTTTGTACTATTAACAAATCAACTAATTGGTTAATATCTTTATCATCCGATTTTAGTATTTCATCAATCTTTGGTGTTATATCCATTGATTGTTTGATTAGCAAATCAATATCGTAATCCTCACTACTCTCTAATTTAGTAAGAACATCTACTGTAATATATCTTTTTATATCACTTAGTATTTGTATTAAGTCCTGTTTGTTTGATTGTGATAACTCTTGTTTTATTATTATATCAATTATCTTATGTATTTGGATATTAGAGCCAGCTATTAGAGTATCTATCTTTTCTTTTAGTGTTAAATCCTCTATAGAAACTAATAAATCACTTAAATTATTAATTGTCTTACTCTCATCCATTGTCAATAAATCAGTTTTTGAGTACCTTGGAATGTCTATATGTTGTAGTAAGGTATCTGTTTTGTATAAGCCTGTCTTATCTGGATATATATCAAAATTTATTTCTTCTGCTGGTCCACTTATATCTAATGTAAATGATTGTGACCAAGTAGTATCTGATTCTGTAAAATGAACTCTTTCTGTATTGCCATTATCAGCAGAATTTTGTATGTCTATTGCATAATATCCACTAGCATTAGTCTGACCAGAGGCAGATAGAGCATTTTCTATATCCTCTATATATATCCAATGAGTAGTAAGTGGACTACCTTCTTTCTCTACTAAACCATAAACTACGTAGGGGTGAGCTAAACTCATGACTGATCCCAAGTTCTATCTGTACTTATTTTTGTAATACATACATCCCACAAATCAACTGCTTGATTTGTATTTATTGGGGTTCCTTGTATGTGGAATATCCACTCATAAGTTGAATTATCCCAAACACCTATAAAATATCCATTAGACATACTCATAGCATCAGCCTCTGTACCTAAATCACTACTAACCCCACTACTAAATCCAGTATAATTATATCCATTGCCAACATTAGTTAATACAAATGTACGGTTTTCATAATTATCAGTATAATCAGAGTTCTCAGTCATATTAAAAGATAGGTCTCCTGTATCATCAGATAAATTAGTTTTTATTACATCAAAAGTATAAATATCTATATCGTCAACTCCACCACTATCACTAGAAGTATAGTTAACAAAATGACCTGTATCATCTAGATGACATATTTCATCAATTCCATCAAAAGTATAACCTGTCATATTTTCAACAACCCCACTCATAGATGTATTACCACCTAACCACACAAAATAGTCTATTCCATTAGTACGGATAGTTGTACTATACGCTGTTGCAGCCCAACTCACATTCCAACTACTAAAATTAACAGCACCATCAAAACTTCCAAAGATTTTGATTTCTTGGTCGTTTACACTGCTTATATCTGAACCATCGGAAAGACCTGTGAGTATGTCTGCACCTGTTGTTGCATTAATTATTTTAAACGTACTATTTGCTGTATTATTTACCTGTGCATAAAATTTATCCCAAGTACCAGTATCACTCCTGTTTTTTGATATACTTGTAATGTTTCCCTCATAAAAACCAAGTTTAAGTGCTGATATACTACCGTGGTCTACTGTTATACTTCCACTGTTACCATACTGTTTTACTTCCATACTAATGTCGTCACCATTTGTAAGGTCAAATAACGCACCTATACAATATCCTACTTCATCTGCACCACTATCACGGTTATATCTTCCACCTATACACCACGGTGCTACTACATCATTAATGGAAAACTGTCCTGCTGGTTTTGCTCTTGCTACCCCACCTGCATCTGCTTGAACACTAGCCATTACAAGATATGTTGCATCACTGTCAACCTCGAAATAACTGTTACTTGCTGAAAAAGTAAATGTATCCTCTGAAATGAATTCCTCTGTTGATAAAGCTAGTTCTGTTAGACTTGCAGGGTTCATATCAACATTGCTTGTTGTTGCACGAAAGGTTTCTGCTGTATCAGGTAGTTTTACTATTTCAATACTTGTACCTGTATCAATCATTAATGTACCATCTGTTTCATAGGCTTGAAAGTTTAATACATCATCTGTGCTTACGTTTATTATTCCTACCCAACTTGTTGCACCATCGTTATCATTCTCGAAGTCACGGTTATACATAGATACGTGACTTCCTTCTACTTCTGTATCATCAAGAGTTAGACGAAATACACCCTCTGTTCTACCATTTGCATCATAGGTTTTTACTGTATAAGCTACTAAGTATTTACCTGCGTCACTAATGGTTATATCACTACCACTAAGACTGAAACCAGTATCTTCCTCTACAACCTGAAGATTAATTATATCCTCCCAAGTATTAAGAGTACAAGCATTATCCTGTGCTGATGTATTGTATCTTCCATAGTTCCAAGTATCATCAAGTTTCAATATTGATATACCTGCATAATTAGCAATACGGTTAAGACTACCACTTGTTGTTGCATCAAGTCGCCAGTAACCAATTTTCATATCAGTAGATGTTGTTATATCAATTATACTTGCACCAGTTGGGAAACATTCTTGGTCACCATTGGCTTTACGAATATAATAACCACTATGCCCAGTGTCAAGAAGCTTGTATCCACCTCCTTCATCTATGAATATTCCACCAAGTCCTTGTACACGTTCATTAGCTGTTGTATCTGCTGTATAGAAATAATCATTGTACATTACCAAGTATTTACCAGTTGCAAGTGTAAACTCACCTGCATTATATGTTATATCGCTTCCTTCTGATTTTACCTCGTTATCATAGTTTACATAAGTGATACTGCCACCTTCAGCAATCTCAGTGGTATCAGCACTATTATTCCGTATCAGATAACTAAGAACACCACCACCACCTGATTCATCAACTGTATACCAACCTTTAGAGTTATATGTCAAATTAGTTGTACTACTAATGTTTTCCTCGTTGAGAAATGTATCATTGTTATAGTTTACCCAGAAAAAATTTGAATCACTTGTATTGCTATTTCCAAAGCTATCATTAACAATTACATACCAATTATGATAACCACCATTAATTGTCCAATCATAATAATATGTACCATTTGCTTTGTTTGAATGTGTAAATAGATGACTACTGTCACCATAGAAACTGATATTCATCGTATCTCCTTCAGGGTCAGCTACTGTTGCTGAAAGATTTACAGGACTTATCTGTCCACTGTTATCAAGTGGTGAATTAATTGTAATCTCTGAAGTGCTATTAGACCAACCAATAGTTGTAAATGTAAATGTTTTATTTTTCCATCCACCTTCTCCATCAGATACATTCATAGACCACCAATATTGTGTATTACCATCGGAAAAATTTGAAGTCACTTGTGTAACATTTGTATTACCAGAAACACTGGTATTTGTGTCACCAAATTGTATCCATGCTCCACTAGAATTGCTGTACCATGTTACATTAAGTGTGTCACCATCTAAATCATCAACGATTCCAGCTACTGTAGGATTAGTTTGAACATCAATAGTACCATTCGTGGGTGACTCTCCTAAAATAGCCAATGGATGTCTATTTATTAACGAGCTTGTTTTTTGATGATTATATCCTTGTTCAGTCCAATCGTTATCAGCGCTATTTGCGCCATGTGTGCCAAAAATATATAATTCATTGCCATTAGGGTCTCCGCAATTTGCAACTACAACTTCGGTTATTCCATCATCGTCAATATCTGCTACAACCGGTGTTGTGATAGCAGAGAAAAATATTGGACATGCCGATACTAGCGATATGTCAGAACCGTCGTGCGTAAAAATTTGTAGTTGTTGATTTGCACATACTAAAAATTCTAACGTACCATCATTGTTTAAATCTGATATTGAAACAGGTCCAGATACAGTACCACAATTATAATTATCTTCTTCTGTAATTGTAGACCCATCATGACTTAATACATATACATATCCACCACCACCAACAACTATTTCTATAGTGCCATCATCATCAATGTCTGCTATAGCTGCGGCTTTTGCATTTCCATCAGTTGTAAAATTATCTTCTTCTACTAAACTTGAACCTGTACTATGAAGAATATATACATTATCGTCTTCACTTGGCGCAATTATTTCATTTACTCCATCTTTATCAATATCTGCTACTGAAACTTGATATGCGTCATGTGATAAATCGCTAAAATTTGATTCTTCAATTAAATCAATTCCATTATGTTCAAAAACATATACAAGAGGCGCCTCATTAGGACCGATAATTTCTATTTCTGCATCATCATCTAAATTTGCTACTGTAGATGTATATAAAAAACCATCTTCACATACAAATATAGATTCGTTACTTATGTCGCCATCACTATAATTAAATACGTACATTACATCGTTACCAAAATTTCCAATAGCTATTTCATAATTTCCATCTCTATCAATGTCTGCTACAGCTGGTGAACAATCTTTAAACTCATTTCCTAATAGTTCTGTAGCTTCATAGTAATCTTCTAAACTAATCGTAGTACCAGAATGATTAAATATATAAAATCGAGTACCAGCATTAGCAATAAGTATTTCTATCTCATCGTCTCCATCTATATCAATTAATGTTGGATGCGCATCTACATTACCATTAGTGTTATAATCATCTTCCTTTGTAATTGTTGAACCATCGTGATACAATACACTTACATCCTCATCTATATCACCAATTACAATTTCCATGTCATCGTCATCATCTATATCGCCAAGCGCGGGCGTTGTCCACATAGTGTTGCCTGTTGCATACTTGGCTTCAAATGATAATGTTATACCTGACGGTCTATCAGTATTATTATTTGCTTCCGTATTAGCATAATATTCTGCATAATCAGTATAGCCGTCATTATCTGTATCAGCAACAAATGGATTTGTGTATGAACCCCATGTTGTATTCAATTCTACATAATCAGATAATCCATCTCCATCTGTATCGGTAGAATTATCGCTACCAGATTTAATATCACTTGGAACATCCCATATTATAAACGACTGAACGCTTTGATTGCAAATGACTGATGGGTAACCCTGCGCTGCTGATTTACAGACATGAAAATAAGCTTCATACACGTCATTATCTTGAAACGAAAAATCTGTTATATCAACGTAACCTGCAAATAAATTAAATTCTTTATTATCTCTAAAACATCCATCCCAAAGCATATCTTCGAGACTATCAGCGACTTTTGTAATAGTCCAACCAGTATTATCTAATGTTGCTGCTCCTCGTTTTTTGCCAAATGTTATTTGAAGGTTTACCGATTCAAAGTGTAACCAAGTGTGCACGTATGGTTCTGTTACAGTCATGTTTTGAGCACATACATCATCTGCAAACCAATGACCAACAAAGGCACTACACCATATCTGGTTCATATCATCAGTTAATGTGTCATTAGCCAAATAACCTGTGTCATTCCAACTACCGTCAGGACCTTGGTCGTTTAACAATCTATCTGCTTTATTTTCATCTCCAGAACCATATGTAAGAAACGGACCAGTCCGATACGTAGAATTTAACATATAATATGGTTCGTAACTAATATTTTGTGCAGTACAATTTAATTGCACCCATCGCCTAGTGTTAGAACCACCTACACCAGTTTTATTCCAGAATACTATATTTGTATTAGAGTTATCACTTGAATCCGTTGCGAATATGTCAAAACTATAATTGCTTCCCGCTACTGTTGCGTTAGCTACTGGAAATGATGTTACAATAGCCCATACATCATCACCCTGGTCAGATAATGTAGAACTATTATACCATGTAGTGACGCCGTTTGTTTCATTAACCCAATGCAAATATACGGAATCCAATCCAGAATCGTCTGTTATAGTCGCAACAATATTTATATATCCTTCATGCTGATAACTGCTATTAGTATAATAACCATCATCGGCAGTTGTAGTCGCCTCTAATGGCGGTTGATATAATGGTCCACCATCATCGGATGAATTACCTGCGAACGTTATTGTTATTGACGGTGGTGTTGTATCTTCTGTAGCAACTTCCCACATTTGTACTTCTGCAAGTCTAGCAGTTTTAGACATAAGTGAATTACTATTATGAAATCGTACACGACATCTATCTCTAGTAGATTCGGTAAATGATTTCTCTATATCTGAACCTGTAGTAAATGCACCTTCGTAAACGTTAGTCCATACAGCTCCGCCATTAGATACATCTATGTCTATCTCGTCTATGCCACTTGCAGTTTGCGTCAATGTTCCAATATAATATTGAACTTTGCTACTAGTTATAGCAGAATCTAATATAAAACTACAAAAACCACCCCAATTACCACCAGGGCCTCCACTAACCGTATTAACAGCATCAGTTCCATTATTTCCATCATACGCATTTGTTTCAGTAGTCCATTGACTATCGTGGTCTGTATAACTAGTGGGACTTATCCATTCATCACCTGCAGGTGGTTCTGGTATTGGTGAAGTGTATATCAATCCACCAGTTATTGTAACTCCACCTAATATTAAAGCCAAAAATGCTTTTTTATGTTTTTTAATCCAAGGAATGATGTCCTTTCCAAAAATAATCGTACCCGTAATGAGTAATAATAATCCTAATATCAACCAAATAATCATAATATTCTTGTGTTAACTAACATCAATAAGTACATAAAAACATTGAAATAAGATTAAAAGAGGTCTAAGCGACATTGTTATAAAATGATGCTATTGGCATTAGACTTATTAATTACTTACTCCACCTAACTATAAGTTACTTCCACATCGCCATTCTCTTGTATGTTCATAATGGTTTTGTGGTTAACTCCCTTAACTGTTTTTTGGTATCCCAATTTATAGATTCTCCACCTTTCAACTACTGAGTCTTCAGTAAATTGTAATCTCCTTCCACCAACTCTTGTACCGCACTCTACACATTTCCAATCGTTGGTTTCCTTTATATGATTATAAGACTTTCCACAATTCTTGCATACCCAAGTAGATTGTGCTTTACAGTTTGGACATATATATGTCTTTATTCTCCCACCAATGTCTTTTAATCTAAATTCGGAAATTAAAAATCTACCCCTACAGTTAGGACATATTAAGTATGTAGTTGTTCTAACAAAGTTAGTAGTTAAGGCTCCTATAACTCTCCTTCCTCCACTTATATTAACCTCATATTTAGGAAGAAATATATTAGACCTTACATTTATTCCTTTTTCTTTAACTAATCTATTGGCTAATGTAGGAGGAAATGGATATAATCCAAATTTAATAAGTTTATCCTGTTTTACCTCATCAAACAGGTGTGTATTTAAATTATATGGATCGTATTGTGGTAGTGAAGTTCCATCATTATAATGAGCAACCCACATAAATACCCACGCACCATCCCTTTTTTGGTGAGACACCTGAGGTTTGTATACCATTTTATCTTGCATTTTATTGCACGACTCCTCGATTTATCAAATAAAACATTATAACATATTTAACTAACTTCATCCCAAACCCAAGTGAATGTTTCTGTTCCTGGATTTCCTGAAGCTGCATTTGCTCCTATCCAAGCCTGATGAACTAATGCTTTTGAATAGACAAATCCTGCTGAATCATTTGGCGTAATCTTTCTATTGTCAACTGCAAACGCACTACCTAATGCATTTGCTGTTTCTGCATTTGAAGAAGCTGAATTCCAAGCAGAGTGTTCACCTAATTTAGCACCAGATGTTCCTACTGCACCATATGCTTGGTCATAATTTCCACTAGCTAAACCATATTCACTTCCATCACCAGATACATCCATCACTATTACCTGACCTGAAGCAATATCACTTCCCCAGTTAAACAGATCACCATCACAATACCATCTTATTGACGATATATACGTGAAGTCATATGTTCCACCATTCTGTCCACTAATGTATAGGAAATGGGTTTTCCAATAACTTGGATTATAACCAGAATCTGGAATTGGTATAGGATTTGAATCTCCTGGAGTTGCACTATCCATTGTACAATATCTAGCTGTAACTGAAACACCTTGACCACTGAGTAAAGTCATATTAGCAAAACTCCAAGCCGAACCATTCATTTCGGCTACAAATACTCCTGCTGGCATATTTATTTCCTTATTCTAAACATAATATAAATACATTATCTACGTTTCCTCGCACTACGTGCCTTCTTACTAGCTTCTATTTCTTTTTGCCTAGTATCTAAGATGTAATACTCAAGAAAAGCAATTCCGTCTGGGTTTTTTTCTCTAAGTTCTGATATTTCTATTGGGGATTTACATAGTAACTTGCAAACCTCAAACTCAATAAAGCCATACCCACTATTTACGAAATTTCTTTAATTCTGACTCAGTGACTCCAGTGCCCTTTTGGGATTCTGTGATTAATTCAGTAATGAAGTTTTGTAGAGTAGAGAACGAAACTTTCTCATTCCAGAATTCTTCGTCTAATGTTTCGTCTACTGAAAGTTTTGAAGCTATACCACTTAATCTCTCGTATATCTCAACCATTTTGATTAAAGCTTCTGGGTCTGCACTCCCTTCATACTTTGCAGCTTCTGCTGATAGCTTCATTATAGTAATCATTTCTTTATTAGTCGGTCGTCTTGCAAGAATAGTTCTATGAGTTTCTGATGAAGTATCAAATGATACCTTAAGCAAGTCTGCATCATAGTCTCCTTCTATTTTAGACCTAGTAGAGATGAGTCTTGTTGCATCTTCCATTCTTTTCTCTTGTGTTGCTTTTCTCTTTTCTTGGAGTTGTTCCATCTTATTCTTTTTAGTTTCTTCAGACATAACGAACCTCCATTATAAAATAAAAAAATACATTAAAACATTTAGTCTGATATTCTTACACCAGAACCTGCTACAGGTCTTTTTGTTATATTGTATGGATCCAGAACTGTAAAGTCTACTGAACCTTCTGTCACTGTACTAGCATCTCCTAGTGCTAAGTCGAATCCTGTAATTTGGCAAGATTTGAATACAAACCTTAAACTATGTGGTCCTGCACAACCAGAAATCTTAACTTTTGTACCGTTAATTAAAGCACCAACTGTAGTTTCTGCTACTTCGTCAGCCCATTCTGCGTTTGTGAATGACCCTTCAATGGACATTGATCCTTGACTAAACGAATTACCAGCTTCACCTAATAGTTCTTGTTCTACGGTACCTCTTGTTATACTAAGTGTAAAATTACCTAGTCCACAAGTTGTATGACTTTGACCACTAATCCAAATTTTTGCATTTTCACCAGTATACGTTTTTGGGGTTACAGCTGCCATATTTAATCACTCACCAATTCACTAGAATAAGTGACATTCTTCGGGTCCATAACTGTGAAATCGATTGAGGCTTCTGTAATTGTTGAAGCATCACCTATGTTGACATCGTAGCCAGTAACTTGGCATGATGCGAAACAAAACTTTAATGCACCAGTTCCGATACTACCTGATATCTTGATAACAGAACCATCTACGATACTGTCTAAGAATTCTGAGTTACCTGAAGCAGCAAATCTACAATTAGTTATGGAACCTTCAATACTTAAAGATCCTTGCGTAAAGTAGTTTCCAGCCTTACCAACTAACTCTTGTTCTACTGTCCCTCTTGTAAATGAGAAACTAATATCAGATACCCCGTATACAATAATATCTTGTGACGCAGCACCAATGTATATGGTTGCATCTTCTCCTGTTAATAATGCCATATTATCTATCACCTATTTTTAAATTAAAACATACATCATTTATTATAAATATCATATTTGTTCCATCTTGTCATTTTTCTATTAGCAGATAATTTATCATCCCAGATATCTGTATCTGTAAGTTTTTGGTATCCAGATGATATCATAGTCTTAGTTAATTGTGTTAATATATCATAATTCTGTTTTAGACTTTGTCTCGAGTATATATCAATTTGTACACCAAAATCTTCTGCTATTTGTCCTGAAGCAACTAAGTATCCTAATCTACCTACTGCATTACCACCTATTTGTATAATAGTTATACAAGGATATCCCTGTATTTCATTTTGCCATCCTAACTTTACATTACTAGCTGATACATGAGCAGTTATATTAGGAGTAGTAGTTATTGTATCGTATAGACTCTTAAGATGTTGATATGACATATTATCTAATTAATCCATTTACACGTGTTCCAACATATCTTTTTAAGTTTCTTGCCCATCTATCTCTTTGATAATATAATGCATCACCAAGAAAATGTTTTGGCTCTTGTCCTCTAACTTCCTCTACTAATACATCCTTACCAAGATATAGATAGTTTCCTTTCTTTGGTTTTATTGGAGTTCTAGAACCACACTCTACTGGAGCTGCGTGTTCTGACCTATTCCATAGCTTCCACTGTACATAGCCTTCACTAACTCCAATCTTCTCATAGTCCCACAAGTCTAAATTATCTGTTAATTTATCTTGTGGTTGTCCGTGTGATGTAGTTTCTCCTATTAAATTATTTCTTAAATTTTCCATTGCTGTATCTACAACATCACTCATAAGTTCTTGTATTGAATCACTAACCATATACTTAAACCCAACTCTAAGCTTTTTAAATCTATATAAAGACGGGTCTAATCCAGTTATCTTTATCATTTTATACCTAGTAAAGTTTTTCTAACATATCCACTTGAATCGTCATATACTTCTCTAACTCTATATGTATTTCCACCGTAATGTATTTCATCATCAGTAGTTATCGCTTGGCTACTAAGAAAATAACCATTGAATTTGACATCCTCAAACTCACCAGGTAGTTCTCTTAATTGTTCTGCACTTACTGGAACCAATCTACATTTTATTCCAGATGTATCAAATGTCATAGTTACTACATCCTCACCTAATGCATTCGAAGATATAGTCTGCGTATACCGTGCTACAGTCTTGTTTAGCAAAGACTCATAATAACTTTCTGTCATTTTTTCTCTAAATATTCTTTATGAACTAATCTATGACATCTCTTACATAGTGTTTGTAAGTTATTCCAAGTATGTTTACCACCATACTTAACTGGAACAATATGATGACAGTGTGGTGCCCTATTTCCACCACCTATCCTACATTTAACTCCACACATTTGACATATGTAGTTATCTCTATTAAATATAGCAAACCTTAATTTATTCCAGTTCTGTGGATATAATTTACTAGGTCTCTTATATCTACTCATTAGCTAGTACAATACGCCACCTATTCTTTCCCCTAGAATATAACATATCTTCAGCCATTTGCTCCCATGATTTAGCTGATTCTGTAGCTGAAACGTGTTGTCCTCTTCCAGAATGAGCATATGTTACTTTATAGTCGCCTAGAGATAAAGACTCAACTATTCCATATTTCTTAATGAGACTGGGATTACCCTTAATTATCTTTGACATTACTATTAGTAATGCAGGTATTCTACCTTCAGCAACGGGAACACTAGTATCATTATAATATGTTGCTTTGATATAATCTTCGACAGCTTCTATCTTAAGTAGTAACTCTGCTTTTGTCACATCATTGTAACTTAATGGAGGTGTAAAAGCATTTCTTACCTCATACTCCCTAACTAGGCTTGGATTATAATCAACCATTATTCTTCCTCTCCTTCTCCTAATCCATATTGAGGTATTTTTCTTCTATCTACCTTTCTAGAGCTTCTATCTGCTGGTATTGGTATATTATCAAAGATATATATTTTATCTTCATCAGTTCTACCACCACCCTGATCATCTTCAGTTATGTCAGCTTTTATTCTATCTGCAGCAGATAACTTGTTTCTATCCAATAATCCTTTTTCTCTGAGTTTTTGGTAGGTTTTAGTTAGTTTAAATTGATTTCCTCTACCATGTAACATATCTTTATCTCTCTAATTTTATGTTAACATAAGGACATACATTAAAAAATAAAGATGTGATATTTTGGAAATATCCCATCATCATTTAGTGTTCAATTATGCATGCTTTCTCTGGCTGAACTGTTTTCACACCATATCTCATAGTAGCTGCTAAGCCAATCAAGTCGTGAATTGGATCGTCATACTGTTCTACTGTGATATCACGTCTCATTCCTATGAAACAGAATGATGGGTCGCAAATCAATGCATGTACATCGTGTTGTGTATCATTTCCACTATTCCACTTGTATGTTCCAGTTGTCCAACCATCTACAGTTAGTCTGTGTAGTTTTAGTCCGAATATCTTACCAACATCATAATTCCTCAATGCAGCATCACTACCAGCCATATGAGCTTGTAGTAAATTATTTGAAGAAATTAATAGGTTTTCTGCAAATGGAGTCATTATCATATCAGTTGGAATCCAATCTCTGTTAAGTATCTCTTTTATACCTGTAAGCATATTTGCTAGTGTGAATCCTGCTCCTGCATCTACAGTAGCGATTTGACTATATGTAGACTTGTCTGTTGCCTCATTGATTACATCATAGTTTAGTTTGTGTTCAATCTTTTGTCCTGCTCTCATTAACTCAAATTCTACCATATCCCATAGACCATCTTCAATCATCTCATTTGTAATGAGAGGTCGTGTACCGACTTTCTTGATTTTCAAGTCACAGGTATGGAAAGTCTCTGTGTCAATTGGTATAGCTGCTCCTTCTGCTACATCAACTGCTTTTCCTAGATTACCACTCTCTTTGGTAATTCTGATTTGGTATGTGTTAGTCTTAACAATTGGAAACACTTGCCTTACGCATTGTAATGGCTTTGAACCTTCTAGAATTGTATTGTATACTTCCTCTTGAAGTAAGGTATCAGATTCTAATCCCTCACTCATCAAAAGTTCTTTTCGTTCTTTTGGTAGAGTATCTAATACAACTGTTTTGAAGCTCTCGGTGTTTGCGAGTTTCTTCCTTTCTACGTTGCCAGCATAAGCATACTCAAGCATTTTTGTTAGTTTAGACATATTGTCACCTAAATTATTTTCAACATAATAAGAACATACATAGTATCATTATAATAATGAATTTAAATTAATAGTGCTTTACCATAGGCACCGTCTGTAATATCCTGTAATGCAATAGCTTGTATATTTGCACCAGAACTTCTAGCGAGTAAAGCTCGTCTGAAGAAACCTTTTGGATATGCACAAAGTGCCATTCCAGCTTTTACCGCACCAGAAACTCTAACCCTAACTTTGTTTCCTGGTCCAGCAACTGCAACCATGTCATTATGAGCTGCAGGATATAAAGCAACACCAACATAACCTGCGTCCCAAGTGTATTGGCATTTCTTAGCGCAAACTCTTACCGCTTCTGTAGCACCAGAACAACAAACAGCCTCTCCACCCTTAATAGCACCAGAAGCCTTGTAATTCATAGTAAATGTGCCTTCTTCAACTAATACTGGGTCGTTAGCAATTGCTGTAAATGTCATTGCCATATATATCACTCCAATTATTTATAACTTCTTGAAATAAATAAAAACATTGTTAGATGGATTAACTTCTATATACTCGTCCATGTCTTTTGTCTACAATAATACCAGTGTCTTTTTGATAAGTAACTTCTTCTTCTTTCTTAGTCTTTGGTTTTTCTTCCGTTTCTTCTAGTTTCTTGACTTGTTCTTTGAGTTTTTTGATTTCATCCTTGAAACCATCAATTGCTTCGTCTCTTGCTTTTAAAGCCATCTCAACTTCTTTGTCAGATTCTTCCACAGTTTCTTCCTCTTTAGGTTCTTCTGTTTCTGGTTCCTTTTCCTCTAGTTCTTTTTCGTGTAGTGACTTTAGTGTTTCTGTAATGGTTTCTTTTATTGTTTCTATGATATCTGACTTTGTAAGAATATCTTCTGTTGGAATATCCTCTGGCTCTGATTTTTCTTCAGTCTCTGGTTCTTCTTCTTCTTCTTCGTCATCTTCGTCTTCAGCCTCAACTTTTGGCTCTTCTTCGTCTGATTTCTTAATCTCTTCTGGATTGCAATCTTTGCACTCTTCATCTTCTGATTTCTTAACGACTGGTTTATTTTCTTTCTTTTTCATGTCTTTCATATAATTTTCTAACATTTCTACTTCACATTTGTTTATTATTTTAAAGCCCGAATCCTTATTTACAGGATTTGAACAAACAGAAATCTCAAATAGATTTATCTTATCAATAACTTTGATACATTTATCATCGTCACATTCTTCATGATCTTCTATAATTTCTCCACCTATTGAGAATCCTCTAATCTCACCATCTTCAATTTTCTTCCATACTTCCTTTGCAATCTCTAAGTCATATCTTATTTCTGCTACTATGAATAATCCATTGTCGTCAACGTGTGTTTCTAACCCACCATATTTGTTTATGATTTTACCTATTTGAATATTTTTGTGAACAAGCATTATGTTTGCATATGATTCGTCAGTTATTAATGTCTCTAGTCCATCTTTTAATACTGCTGGAGGTATATATTCATTTTCTGTATCTACAACTGCTAGAGAAGCATACCCAGCAATTATCTTTCTATCATCTGTCTTACTTAATAAATTAATATTTCCAAATAAGTCAATATGTATATGTTTTTTATTTATATTTAGTTCTTCACCAGTTTTACTTGATGTCATTGTTCTTATTCCACGAATGAAATTTTCTATTGGTATGAATGAATTATTGATTGTGAAACTTAATAATGAATTTTCTTTATTCTCACCAACAAGAGAAGATCCACATTCTGGACAAGTCTTTTCATTACAAGGAACTCCCTTTTCGTGTTCGGTTTTATATCCACACTCTGGACAAACGCAATAGTCGGCTCCACCATCACCTTGTCTGTCTCCATCTTGTCCTTGCCCGTCACCTCTTGCCTTCTCTTTAGCTCCTGGGTGTTTCTTTCTCCACATACTATAACACATAGCCACAGCCTGATCTTTTGGATAACCCTCACTTACGTAAACAGGGACACACCTCTTTATAAAATCAGACTTACTCTCATCTTCTTTTGGCGGACTTGGCATTACTTAATCCCTCCTACAATTGCAATTATTAAACCTAATATAGTTACCATAATTCCAACGAAATATTTCCAGCTCTTAAGATTGGTTTCTAGTATTGTTAGTCTTTCTTGTGTATGCATTGTGTGGTTTGTTAGTAATAACTCAATTTTCTCATATCTTTCATTGAGTGATTTGAGTTCTGCTAGAACATACTTACTCCATTCAGTCCAACTATTACTCGCATCCATTCTTACTACTCCATATCTCTATAATTGCACATACTCCATTTACCCTTAGTGGTAATATAACGACATCAAATATTTCTCCAGACCAAGGACTTTTAATATCATTAAATATATTAATCTTGGATTTATCTGACCATATATTGTCACAATGATTTTGTAATGGACATTTATTATTTATCCCAGAACATTTCTTGAATATTAAATCACTTGTATCTATATTGGTGCATTTTTTTAATCTTTCAATTAATCTGTTATTTAGGAATATTACTGTCTTATCTTCTCTAACAATTGCTACACAAACATTAAGTGTATCAAAGAAGTTACACATACATCGAAATACTTGATGTGGGTGTGTTGGATTATCTATACTATTAGATAGCTCTTCTGTAAGAACCTCTAATCTCTTGAGTCTTTCATTCATCATATCAATAAATAGACATACATCACTACTTACTTAATATCCTAACAGCGGCTTGACTATTAATAACTTTAACTCCAAATCTCATTGAAGCCACTAATTTGGTTAAATCAAATGCAGGGTCTTTTATATTACTCTCAATTTTTATGTCTTGTCTCATACCTATAACAGCATAATTATCTGAATCAATAACCATTCCATAATAGTGATTTGCTGAGTCAGTTGCATCCCAATAACTTGTAGCACCAACCTCTAATGGAGTCATTAATTCATACACTTCAACTCCACAAATATCATCTCCAGTATTTGGTGTTATTCCTAATTCTGTAGAACCACTAACACTAGATTTAGATAATAGATATCTAATAGCTGTTGGGTAACCTATGAATGACATTCTACTATTACCCCAATATAGTTTCTTTAGATATTCACGAGCTAAAGCTATGTCATATGTAGTTATGTGTGATTCTGCTGGATCTATATCTGCTGGTTTAGTAGCATGATGACCATCTAGTAACTGAGTCATACCAACCTTATTAAGAGTGTTTTCTAGTAGTGCTCCTGCTCTCTGAACTAATATTTCAATTATATCCCATTGTCCATCTTCTATTAGCTCGTGGGTAATTGGAATTGACGTAGCATATTTGTTTATTTCCACAGTTCCAGAAGCGAATGTAGCTTTCATAGTTGGAAATGCTGCACCTTCAGAAACCTTATCTACACACCCACTAGGGGATATCATAGACGGAACAACCGCTCTGTACTCATTTACATCTATTGTTGGAATTAATTTCCTTATGACTGATCTCTTTTCTGCTCCTACATGTAATGCATTTTCTAACTCAATATTGAGTAGATTATCACTACCTGTTCCTTCTTCAGATAATAGGAGTTGCTTAATGTCTTTAGGGAAATTTGATTGATTCAATATCTCTTTTCTCTCATTATCTCCTGCATAGGTATATTCTAGTACTTTTGCTAATTTTCCCATATTTTCTCATTATATTAAACATTATAACATTACTTTCTTAAATCTTTTATATTTCTTGTGTTTTTTGATATATCAGTTATATGAGCATGCCAATGATCTGTTATTTTTCTTCTATTTGTTCTTAACTTTATTCCATTTCCAAATAAAGTTCGACTTCTATATAGTATTCTCCCCCATTGCTCACGACCGATTTCTGTAACATGATCTGCAACCACAACCATTGGTGTTTTACAAGTAAGACAATCTACTATTACAAAATCATCTTCATTTAATATTTCATCCTTTTCAGGATAATATAATTTAGTTTTTATATTTAATTTAGTGAAGATATCACAAAGAGGACATCCATCAACTCTAAATGTTTTGACTCCCTTCATTTGAATCACCCAAGTACTTTACTGTCTTATCCCCTTTCTTCATAACTAAATAGTTCTTTAGTCTTATTCCCTTATTAAAGGTACACTTTTCACAATATATACCATAGTTTTGGCATACGTTTGCAAATTCACAAATAACTTCACTCATATAAAAACTCTGGTGGTTTAGGTCCTTCCTCTGATATTAATGCATCCTTACACGCTGGTGCAGTAACCACAGCAAGTCCAATATATTCCATATCTTTAACATACCTATTATCTCCTTTATCCCAAGCATCTTCTGTCATAATCTCAACAGATAGCCAATTTATTAAACCCTTATCTATTAGACGTATTGTATCTCTTGCATTTTCAGTAATGGGATGGATATATAAATCTCCTTTTACCTTACCATCATCGTAGTAGACATTTTCTACTGTACCTATCCTATCTAATACTCCGTGAGAGTGATCTATATTAAGATAATTAGATTGCCATACATTTGCTGTTCTTTCTAACACATCTCTATTATAGGCAACTCCTTCTCTAGTGAGTGAGTCAGAGAAAACTCCTTCACTAAGTAATGTGACATCCCGATATATTCTAACATCAGTAGTTTTACCTATAAGTCTTTTATTATATTTAAACTCTACATATGGTGTATGGAGAGTTTTTATTTGTTTCTTACTCATTCTTCCTCCTCTTTTTTTGGTTCTGGTTCTTCTTCTGGTTCCTCTTCTTCTTCCTCTTCTTCTTCTTCCTCATCAACATCTTCCTGTTCTTCATTAGGTTCATTTGTTGAGTATCCTTCATATATGATTGTGTTAGCCTCATCTTCATCTATTGGCTTCATACCAAATTTCTTTCTTATCTCGTTAATTGTGAATGGTTTATATTTAGAAGACCTAAATCCTCTTATTAGATTACCCATCCATTTAGCTTTTTCTGATTCATCTGCTGAACTAACACTTCTAAACTCAATTGATACAATATCTGGATCAAATCTATTCTCTTCTAACACTCTATTAAATAATTGTTTTTCTATAATTCTAGATAGTCTTAACTGGAATGATTGAATCATTCTCTCATACATAATTGCCTTAATCTTTGCAGTTGCTTCTGTTGAACCCCTACCTAATCCAAGAGCCTCTTCTGGACATAGTAATCCAATAATCACTTGTGTCTGGAAGTAATTGAAATATTCTTCTATTCCAGCTATTCCTTTCTCGTCTATTGTATCTATAGAAACATTCCAAGGAACTATAAATTCATTTTTCTCGTCTATATCTTCTACTTCGTCTCTTATCTCTTTTAATACACTCTCTGGGGGTAGTTGTCTATCTTTCTCATTTCCAACTGTAAATACAGTCTTAGTAGTACCGTGTCTTATGATTGCATTAGCAATTGCATTATCTGTCTTTATTTTCTTATCTATAGTATCTCTTGATGCTTGTAGTAATGATATTCCATATGGAGTCTCTGGATTTGAAAAGAACTTAATGTGACATATAGTTTCTTTATCAAGTTTTGGTATTCCAGACTTATCTCTAACACCAAGACTTTGCTGATACGACTGAACTATGCCATGTTCATCATATACTATTTCCATAGACTTTGGATCAACATCAAGTAATGAAGAAGGTTCTTTCTTTCTATTTAGAACAATTTCCATAAATGCATCTCCTAGAACTAAAGCATATCTAGTATTATCTACTAGATGTGAGTCTAAATCTACTTTCTTGCACCATTGAATTATTAAATCTCTAGCTTTGGGATTCTCTGATTCTATATCATATCCAACCATAACTGTATTGAATGCTATTGAATTAACAGCTGCCCATACAGTATCTTCGTTTGAATAGTAATCCCAATATTTTTGGAGTTGAGATTTTGTTCTAACTCCCTTCTGCATACCAAATGACTTTTTCTTTCCAGTTTGTATTACCGACTTTGGTCTACCTTCATCATCCAGATATTTAATAGTTTGAAATGGATTTAATCTTTTAATTGAATCAATTATTGACATTATATCTATCTCATTCCTTTTCTTCTACTTTCTTTTTCTTACCCTCAAGAATTATAGTTATAGTTGAGACTTTTCTATCTTCGTAGTCTTCACTATCTATTTCTATATTTACTTTTGGGTTTATCATCTGTCGCTTTAATATTTCAGCAGTATCAACTGTTGTTTTGATATTGCCACCACGACCTAATAATCTAACTGGTTTTTTAGCCTTATTACCTAAAGCCCAAACACCAGCATTTATGTAGCTAATAACAGGCTTATCGCCTATATATACATCCTCATATTCCGACATACTGACACCGACTATTTTAACATTGGTTGAAACCACATTATGCCTTTATAACAAAAGGAAGTTTTCTTTTTCTTGCAGTAAATACACTAGTTACCTTATCCCAATCAACTGGATCTAAATCGTCTTCTGAAGCCTGTATAGCAAAAGCAAGACTGTCTATAGCATCATCGTGCATCCCTCTTGGATAACTTATTAGCTCATCAGCTAAAAAGTCTAAACTTGGGTTTATTGTTATTCTATTTGTCTCAAGTAATACACTCAATCTCTGTAATCTAGACCACTTGTCATTAACCCAAGAAGATTTTAGTTGTTTAATTGGAAGATTGGTAGTATCCTTCCATTCATCAGTTATTATTCTCTGAGCAGCATTAGACTCTATTCCAATCATTCTTGGTGCCCATTTTTCACTTAATGATTTTATTATTCGTAGTTGTTGACTCATAGATACTTTATCCCTTATACTCTCAACCACGTAGTAGTTATTTGACTTTGTTTTAGCTACTACGGTAGCTACAAAATAGTCACCTTCAATACTCTTTGAAGCTAAATCTACGCCAATAAATCTCTCGGTATCAGATGGAAATCGTGTCTCATCCCATCTAGATATTGCGTTATCAACCCATTCTTTCTTTACTGGGGAATCTTCAGTTTGTATTATGTTATTTTGGTACTGCATTTCAAATGCTACTTTACCAATATGATCGTCACGTAGACGAATCAAATCATCATAGCTAAATCTATCTGGCCAAAGAACCTTCTTTTCCTTGTCATCTAATATAGCTTTAAATCTTTTTGCTTCGTATAAGTCTTTTGTAGAGAGATAGTTGTGTAAGTCGTCTTCATGCCATCTAGTAGCTATATTTATTATCTTACCCTCAGGTTCAAGCATCTCTAGTAATTCAGTTTCATACCATTCTTTTAGTTGTCTTCTTCTGTGAGCTGTTTGGGTATTCTTCCTGTCACACACATCATCTAATATTATTATATCATAGTGAGATGATATCTGTGAAGATGTCACTCCTAGAACCTGTAGTGTAGGTTCTTTGTGGATTATTCCACCACCCTTGTTCTTAACTCGTAGTTTTGAACGAGACCATAAATTGGATTTCTGTTCCCCAAATAACTCAACTAGCTTTTCATTGTACTCGAGATGGTGACTTATGAAAGTCATCATTTCTTCAGCTTTATTTTGGTTTACTGTAGTAATTAATATTCTAATTGACGGATCTATTATGATACGCCAAATGATGTACCCCTCAACAATGGTACTCTTACCATGTCCTCTCGGGGCAAGTAAACAGACAAATTCATTGTCTTCGAATAAATCTAACCATTCTTCGTGGAAGTCCTTTACTGTTAAATTTAGTACTTCTTCCATGAAGGATTTACAATTAGTAGTATACTCCAATATCTTCAGATAGTTGTCAGCCATTTCAATTATATAAATAAATAAACATTATAACATGTATTGGTTGTATTTGATACTCAATGTGTTTATTCTTCGGTAGGGTCAGAGTCAGAGAATCCCATAAGGATACCGACTATACCACCTAAGAATGTTACGAATTCTTGCCAAGGTAATACGTCTGTATATATTCCCATGCCTTCGAATACTCCACCAGCCATATAGCCGAATGCAATACCAATCAAACCTAGGAATATAGACTTCAGTAACTTTGCCAACAGTAACTTACTTAGCATATTTCTTCCTTTCCCTTATTTATTACAGTTTAATATACATATCGTTGTATAGTTGTCTATTCTGTGAGACCATCTTTGTAGTGCATCACGATATTATATATTGTTTGTAATATTGCTAGTGTCAAACCAGAATATGCAAGGAACTCTTGTGGTATTAACGGACTACCACTCTCGATTATTGCGATTACTGCATTTAATCCACCAGCCATGAATGTTAGAAATAACATTAAAATGAATTTCTTCATAGCTATAGTTAGCTTAAATGCTGGACCTGGTTGATACCAAGCTACTTGATCTTTTTTCATTCACTATCCTCCTTTAATTTTTCTTTTATTTTGTTTCTACACTCTTTACAGAGATCTCGTGAAATATCAAGGAGTAAATTTTTAATATTTATTTCCTTCTTGTAGATTATGTTTTGTGTTGGCTTGATTATTCTATTGTCAGCAAACTCCCTTAACGAGACCAAATTCTTTCGATATTGATCATTCACCTTTTGCCAAGAACTTATAATCTTCTGTACATCTGTAGACTTTAAGTCCTCATTCTTAAGTTTAGACATATAACTTTCTATAGTTCGTCTAGCATTTTCTGAGTCTAGAATAGATTCTCTCATCTTTATATTGAATTCTTTTTCCATCAGTTCTGTTGGATCTTTGCTTTCATCTAGTTTAATCTCAAGTCTATCCTCGTCTTTTTTCTTTAAGAATCTATGTATAGACATAGGACTGATTTCATTTAGTTCTGGTATGTCTGTGTATTTGGTTGATATAGCTTCTGCTATGGCATGAGTACTCTTGCCTTCGCTATCCAAGCGAATAACTTCATCTTCCAAATTCCATTTTATTATTTTATTTTTCTTTGTCATATATAGTTTCTCCTATATATAATTTAGAATCGAAATATCCCACCATCTACCCGACTTTTCTTGTCACTCCTGTTCGATTATCTATTGTGAGGCAGTGGAATATATAGCTATATACCCTCTCTCATATATATATATGCAGTCGTAAACCTAGTCATAGTATATAAAGGTTTCCCCTCTATGTATACACCTATATATACACTTTTCGTTATCCTAGTAGAATTTTGGCTGGAAGAGGAGAATGCCTTTTTTCTCTTTTCGTTACCCTATGTTGTGGTGACTTAGCGATTAGAAGATACTCCTGTTGCTTAAGGCGTGTTAATGTTTCTCACAATATCATTTTTATTAACCATTTTTATATTTAAACTAACAATTGTTAAATTTTAACATTGATTATTGTAATATCATATCTAATATGATATATATATTTAGATATTTTTATAATATGAGAAATGGCACATTTTTTTGTTTCGACAATTTTTTATTGTTTTAAGTCTTATTTACACCATTATTCCTTCTTACACTATTTTATTAACGATTGTTAATTTGGATAGTCTATTCTCAAACCAAAAACCATATAACAATTTATGCTTAAGTTTTTTGTATTATCATAATATCTAATATTATAATATCTAATATTGATATATTGTTATTCTACATTATTTTGATATTACTATTTTACATATTTTTTAATGGTATAATTCCTTATTTTATTTGGTATTTTTATATAAATATCATAATGTTCAATTTTGTGCATTCTCTCCTGTTGGCACAAATCGACAACTATATAAGTAAACATTGCTTACAGTAATTCCATGAAACAAAATAAATCAACCGGAATATTTGAGGCAAACGAATTTGCAGAAATACGGGATTTATTGCTTGACGTGGCAAACAATCCCATTAAATACATTGACTATGAATATAAGGAACAAAATAATTTATTAGATGATTTTAAAGAATTAATAAAATCATCTGTAAAATATGGTATTCAATTTAGATATACAAATCCAGAGTCAAAAAAACAAATGATTTACATTGATAAAAAAGACAACAGAATAAAACTATTAGGGGTTAATGGCAATGTAACAAAATCAAATACAATCTTCCACTACAGCAGATTAAAATACATTATCGCAAAAGGTCAAAACACATTAAGCATAAAGGCAATAACAAAAATTATTGCTGATAGAAAAACAGTTAAAACCATTGATATAGACCACTTTGATAATAATAAACAAAACAATCAATTGTCAAACTTAAAACCAGTTCCTCATTCAATCAACGTAAACAATAATTATGATAAACTCAAAAAACTCATTGCAGAAGGCAAAATCCACCAAGCAAAACAAACAGCAAAAAAATTAGATGTAAGTTACCTTCTAACTTACATCCTCTAATCTTTTTTCTTTTAAGGTGATGAAATGAAAAAAATATGGAAAACAAAAACCTTCCCAACAAGGAGAGGTGCAATAAATTTTGCAAAAGCGAAAAGTATATCAAAACCCCCATACTGGGATAAAGCAATTATACCAGATAAGAAAGGTAGACTAATTCAAACTAAAGTTTTTAAGGTTGATTACTTAGGTATTCAATCTTAATCTTTTCTTTTTATTTTTGCCATTCCTCTTTATATCTGCAATCCAATATATTAATCGCCATTCCTCTTATTATTCCACTTTCAGAATATTAATCATTTTACATTCCCAGAACATTAACAATTGTTTAATCTTATTAAAATGAAAGAAAGAAAAAAAAGATGACCTTATTGCCATCTTTCATATTTTGGGCTGAGCGTATGACCGCAATCACATACGAACTCTTCATTTTGGTATTTCTTTATTAGTTCTCTTATGTAATATGCTGTCTTACATTTCTTACATATTATTTTTATCATAATATCATATATAAGATATTAGTATATAAACTTATGTATTGCAGTTCCTCTTATTATTTCAGATCTTATATATTAATACCCATATTCTTATATCCTGCATATGTGAAAAAAATAAAGAAAAAAAAGAATTAATGAGATAAAAGCGTATCAATTTTATCAATGAAACCACTAATGATTAATGAATGGTAGCGTAACTCATCACTTGTTGTTAATAGTTTACAGTTATTTGCATCATGCCTTATCATACTGCGTAATTCATATAAGTATTCCTGTAGTATTTTGAAATTTCTCTGTGTTCCAGATAAAGATACATTTGTTATATCTGCTAATGCTATTCCGTCTATTTTATCACCTCCTTTAATTTCATATATCTAATATAGATTATTAGTATATAAACCTTGTGTTTGGCATTCCTCATTATATTTTCATTCCAGAATATTAATATCCGTCATTCCTCTTTATATCCTAAGATCCAAATATTAATAACTAAATAAAAAAAATATAAAGAAAAAAAAGATAAAGATGTTTACTGAAAACCAACATCTGAATTTGGAACATTTTGTTTGCTGTTTATCATATCTGCAAAGTTCTTGATTTTTGTTATTAATTCCTTATTGACAATTACTACTAATTCATCTTTTGTAAATTCGCTCTGTAACTTATTGACAATATCTTTCCCAGATATTCCGTCATCTGTATTCATTTTGCTGAATATTTCATCTGTGAGTTTGATTAATTTGTCGTTTGTTGTTCTCATTACTGCTTGGAATTCTTCAAAGGTTTTTATCATTCTTTATCACCTCCTTTTGTTTCTATTATTAAGAATGTGTTACAAGTATATAAGTGTTTTGGTTGTCATTCCTCTTATTATTTGTCATATGGAATATTAATCCAGCCTTCCCCATTCCTCTTATTATTTTCCAATCCAGATATTAATGGTCATTCTGGGCATTCCTCTTATTATCTGAAAAAAAATATAAAAAAGATCTAATCATATATGATTGTCTAAAATTAAACAAAAGAAAAAAAAGAGATTAAAAAACTTATTTGTGTTTTTCAATCCAAGTTTTAATTTCTATCCAAGTTTTTGGTAGTGCATACTGCATATTTATTTTTCCTTTTTAATTTTGTTTATCTGTTTCTGTAATTGTTTTATGTGTTCTAATAGTGTTTGCTCATTGTTTGATTGTTCTGTTTCTGTGTTATTCCATTGTAGTTTTTGCATTTGTTCAAAGACTTTTGGGAAAATATCCCTTGAGATATTAACGCTATTTCTACCACATCTGTAATTAATGAATTCACTTCCACCATTAACCATACTTCTTATAGTATGTGTTCTTGTTTTTGTATTTCCATTATAGGTGTATTTTTCGCTTACCTCTTTTGTATCTAATACTTTACTTTCCATGTTTTTTATCACCATATAGTAATAGACTTATGTATATATAAAGTTTATGGTTGCTATTCCTCTTTTTATTTTGTATGCAGAATATTAATAGTTCTCAATCACTATTCCTCTTATTATATTAATCCAAGAATATATATGCTGTTCCTCTTTTTATCTACCTACTCATATTTAATTAGTTCCTCTTTTTATTCAACCTATCTTATAAAACTATCTATATATATAGTCTATGGTTAGTCTAAATACTAGTCTAGGTATGCGTGAAACAAAAGGCAATCTAAAATACGGGCTTAAAATTATGTATATAGTAGTGCTTATGGAAATGAAAAGATGTATATATAAGTAACTAAGTCTAAACACAACATACAACTAATACACACTTAATTTATTACTCTATACAACACTATGTTGTTTTCTCCTTATAGACTATCTTATATTCTCTCCTTATACTACCCAAAAATAGGTAGAATTAATCACCTATCTACTACCCAAAATTGAGTAAGTATCGTTACATGTTCCGTTATAAGTTTATGCTCACTATTCTATACTATACTCTATACTAAGATCACCGAAAAGTATTTAAATCACCTGCACTCTAATAGGAATGGTGAAACAAAATGACTAACAATAAGAAAATAGAACATAAGGCAACCGACAACACTATCTATGATAGTAGTGATAATGAAAGAATAGGATATAGGATAGGTATGAGTGATAAGGAATTTAATGATTACCTAAACTATAAATTAACTGAAGGTATGAGTAAGAAGAATAGATTACTTATACTAAAATATGAAAAGGAGATAGATTAAAAATGAAAACAAATAGAGTGCATATAATAGAAAATAGTAAAGTCTTTACTAATGAAGTAAAGAAACTAAATAAGAAGGAAATAGAATATGAAAGAGTAGATGGTGAAAACTATATATGTTTAATTACTAATCACCACAGTTATCTATTCTATTCAAGTAAGCAGAATGTAAACCATATATTCTTTGTTAGAGTATTTGGCAAAGATAATATACAACAAAGACTAATATCTAAAACAAGTAAGAATGTAACAGAAAAGACTTGGCATGATAAGGATATAGTAGTCTATAAAGATGAGAAAATATCTACATATAGGAATACAGATGTAGGTAATACTACTAATGTGCATAGAGTAGAAAATACAAATGAAACATTAGGTTATCCTTTTAAAAGGAAAATATCATTTGCCTTTATTAAGGATAGTAAGGATAGATTACAGTATAGGAGAGAATGTATAGAATTATCTAAATACAATAGACAAGGTAAAAGAAAAAAGATGTTAGATGATGTATTCTGCACAAGAGTATTAAGACTATTCCTTAATCTAAAAGGGCATACAAATACAGAGATATATAATATACTAAGGGCAGAAGAAACTATATCTGGATATGCAGTAGTAGAAATAATGGAATACTTATATCAGGTAATAAGCAGTTATCACCCATATTTCTATCATAAGAATGGAACATGTAAGTATAACAAATATATTCTAAAGGAACAGATAAGACAGATAAAACAAATAGGATTATTAGATTGTGATTATACTTTATGTAAGGTAAATAGAAATGTTCATAAGGATAGTAATCAAATAAAACAAGAAGATGTTCAGGATTGGCTTAAACAAAGACAAGCACTATTAGATAAGGGTGAATTGTGGGAAGATATAGATTAATATCTTTCCTTTTCTTTTTTTTTTATCTTTTTATATATAGTATTACTTACTTTATCTGGGATTTTTGATTGAAAAAACTTAATTCTTATTATTACTTAGTGATTACCTACTAATGTATTTGGCTTATTATTAATTATCTATCCTACTATACTATATACTTAATATGGATACAATTATTATATTAATAATTCTATCCTACTTATACTTAAATCAATATACTATATATTATAATATTATTAATACATATATTATTAGATATAATAGGTTACCTGATTGTTATTAATATAATTATATATAGTAATAGATATAGATATAAGGCGTTTGGCGAAACATTTAAATATTTTGTCATCATCATATTTAAATCTTTCCGAAAACTTTAAATACGATTGAGTTTTTTTGCAGTATTAATGGAATGAAAAATTTCAATTATTATTAATTATATATATATTATTAAATCCCATTAATATTTATATCTATTTAATAATTGTAATTATAATTCATTCCCAACCTATTATTTAATTTGGGAGATTATCTAATAGGTTTAAAATAAATCTTATTTTCACACTTAAATCTTAGATAGGTTTTAAAGGTTTAACTATCCAGAATAGTTGCGATATATCAGTATATACAAGTTATTACTGATGACAACAGGTGTTCGATAGAATAGGTATCTTAGATTTTTTAGGTTATGTTGATAGTATTATCATATTCTGTAACCCAACCTATTCTATCTAAAATCTCAAATACATTATGCTTATACTTTAGTTTCAATACTAAGTATAGGATTTAAACAATAGGTTTCTTGTTCTTTAGCAGGTTTCTTTATCCTATATTTTCTTTATCACCAAAATAAAAAAGAAAACCTGCTTTTTTTCTCCTATTATTTAGACTTACTATATGTAAGAGTGGCTTATAGTTCCCACTTTAAATAGAATAACTTAAAAGGAGTAAATATTATGGCAAATATTGTAAAGTTAGGGCAATCTAAAAATGGTAACCCTAAGGTTGCTGTTGAAGTAGGCACTATTACAGGCACAGTAGGAAAGTCATCTAAGGGTAATAAAACCATTAGACTATTTGGTAGTCATGTAATAGACGGAAAAATTTACTACCTAACTGGTAATCTTACACAAGGTAGTAAATAATCTTGCTGATTACTTCTATTAAGTTAGTGCTATCCCTAAAGCACAATTAAATTAGTGCTTTAAATGACATGACGGGATAGGCGTAATCCTATCATTTTATTTTAAGGAGATGATATACTTGGCTACTATACCAAAGTATGTATATGAAGATCTTAAGAGTAAAGCAAATCAAAAAGTGAATAGAATAGTTGATGAAATAATAGAACCATTAAGAGAAAGAATAGAAAAAGAAAAAAAGGATATGGAAAATGAATTAGTAAGTAATATTACTAATAATATTAAAAAGTTTAAAACAAGTGTGCAAAAAAACTATAGGTCATCATACATTGAGATAGATATTCCAAAAGAATATCATAATAAAATGTATAAAAAATTCAGAGATTTAGATAATAAACTAAATGCAATTAAGACACAAATACATGAAGATTTACATGAACAAGTAGATACATGGCTATTAAGTATATACTCAAAAGCAAGTGATAATCAGGTAATAAAATTACCAGAGTTTAAAATAGACAAAGGAAAATATAAACTATGATTGTATATTGTGAATGTGTATCCTGCAAATACAATAATAATAAGCGATGTTTAGTAGATGATATACTTGTAATTGAAGAAAAAGGTCATTGTAAAAATAGAGTGATAAACTATGAGTGAATTAGGCAATTGTTCATTATGTAAAAAACCATTACGCAAATACTATTGTTGCTGTGGGGGTAAAAAGTATTTAGGATGTAGTGATTTATCTGGTTGTGGATATAAAAAGGAGATAGATTAAATGGATTACTTACTATTAGGAACAGTTATCTTCATCGGAACATTTATTGCAAGATTAGTATATGATTTAATTAAAAAGAAAATGTATCGGGTATTAAAATGAGAAAACATAAGTGCATATATATATGGGATTCGAATGAAGAAGGATATTACTGTAGAATATGTGGTAGATTTTATAGACCTAAAAAAAGACTATCTTCAGGGGTTGATTATGGAGAAAAAAATATGTCAAGATTGTAAAATGATGAATGATATTAAGAATAAAGAATGCTGGGTATGTGGATATAGATTTAAATCAGATGATTAAAAATGGCATGGATTAGTGAAGAAAAGAAAAGAGAAAAGAGAAATGCAAGAAGAAGAATGATATACAGGGTAGCAAAAGACTATGTTAAAAATATAAATAGACAATTCTATAATGAAGAAGTAGTAGAAAGATTAGGAACATTTGACACATCACCATATAGGGGTGAAGTTAGTAAAATAATAAGAGATAAAAATGGTAATCCAGATTGGGAAAAAGAAAAGAAATTTGTAAAGAAACTAAAGAAAAGAACATTAAACAAAAGATATAGATATGATTATAAACCTACAGAAGGAGATAAAAAAAGAAATAGAAAATTAAAATATGAGGAATAAAATGATAATAACATTTCTATATTTAGTGGTATGCTTTATATCGGATACTATATCAGTTAATACAGATATCTTTATACCACTTATTGTAATAGAAGGAATAGTAAATATAGCATACTATATATTTAGAACAGATTAAAGGAGATAGAATGAGTAGAGATAGTGAAGATTGTATATGTTTAGGAATAGGATTTGCAATAGGTATCTTTGTAACTTCAATGTTTTGTATATTTTAAAAGGAGAAAAGAATATGGGAACAAATTATTATATAGTATGTAATTGTTGTAATACTGCATTAAAACATATAGGAAAACAAAGTGCAGGTTGGGATTTTCTATCTAACATATCAAAGAATGACTTGATTGATTATATTAAGAATATGGATAAACAATGGCATATACAAGATGAATATGGAAAGGATTATACATTAGAACAATTTCTTAAAAAAGTTACAGATAAGTGGAGATTACATGAATCCTGTAGACAATGGTTTAATGCAGGTGAAAGTGGTTGGTGTTAAATTGTTTTGTGAAGATTGCACAGAAAGATTAACTGAAAAGGAAAAAGAAAAGTGTGATTTAAAATACAAAGGTAGACATTACTATTGTAGTATATGCAGAAAGATTGATTGAAATGTTTAGAAAAAAGAAAAGAAGATACACATTAGAATTAAAGCAAACTCAAATATGGGCTTTAAAATAGAAGGTGATATTATAACAACACAAAAAGTATATGGATACTGCACAAAGTGTAGGCAAAGAATAATAAGTGTCACTAAGTCAGATCAAGTAGATAATAAGAATGATTTATACTACTGTTCTCATTGTGATGCTTATAGAACATTTGACTTTAGTATATCTACTAAAGTTAAAAAGGCAAGTGATAAACTAAAAAATGTTATATTAGAAAATGAAGATAAGAAGGTGAAATAATGAGTGAACCAAAAATAAAATTGAAAGTATTAGAAATACCTTATGAAGATTTTTGTTCTTGGTATTTTGACAAAAACACTATTGAAACAACAATAGAAAATTTGATAGCTTCTGGTTATGAAGATGTAGAAGAAATTGCCAATAATGTTGGATATATGCCTTTGAGCTTAATTATTAATCAGGAGATTATTGATAAACATGATGTATTTGAAGGTGTTGAATTGAATGGGGAACTTATAGGAATAAAATATAAAGTAAAATTATTAAACAATCCAAAAGAAACTAAGGAGGACTAAAATGAAAAAAATTGAAAAAGAAACAATAGAAGTAGATGTATATTATAGTGATTTCTCAAACAAAAAAATTGAGGAATATGATCGGCATTTTCATCAATGTGTAAAATGTGGAAAACATATGGCAGATGATGAAATTGGAGATACTGAAGAAGATGGTAGTCTTTGTAAAAAATGCTGGGAAGCAGGTTATTCATTTGACTACAATTCAGAACCAGGTGCAGTAGGAATAATTGACAAAGATGGAAATTCTGTAAAAGCACAATGGCTATAAAATAAATAAAAGGAGATGATAAAAATGGTAGAAGTAGAAGTATATTTAGATGATGAATTCGAAACAGATGTAGAGATAAATCCAAATGAAATGACACATGATGAAAAGGAAGAATTAATATCTGCTTTAAAACAGGGAAAGAAATATATACTAAAAGGGATAACTGTTCATATAGTAGGAACAACATATTCAGAATATGAACCTGAACCAATGTATAATGAGGGATACTATTAATGAAAGATAAAGAAATAATGAAATTAAGTAAGAAATGCACTACAATAAGAGATAAGATAATAAAACAAAAACTAAAAACAGAAGATGAAATACTTACACACATAAAAAAGAAAATGTCACAAGAAGAAATAGAAGAACTTGCAAAACAATTTCTTCTTAAGGAAGCAATAAACCTTATGCTATCTGAAATGACAGAAGAATATAAAGACAATCAAGATAATGAAATGATGTATGTGTGATAGATATGATGCCTAAAGACTTAGATGAATTAATAGCAACATTAATAAACAATGATTGGGAATATTCAGGCACACAATCATATGCAAATGGTGTATTCTATACAAATCTCAAAAAAGGTAATGAAAAAGTGCATATAGAATATGATTGCTTTAGTGATGAATATGAATAAATGGAAAGGCAGATATATAAAAGTAATACATGGTCCACATTGTGGCACAATATTACATGTCTTAAAGTATGTCGGTAGAAACGAAGAAAATGAAGTAGAAATTATGGCAAATGAATATTGTAATAAAAGAAAAAAGAAAGAACAGATATGGATTATTGATATGCCAGAACATGAATATTGGGAATACATACCACAGGAACAGTTCGTAGCAGAACTATTGTAGGAATGATAGAATGAAAAAAGAAAATAAAGAATTAGAAAAAATATGGGAAGCATTGATAGAACTTCAAAATGATATTAATAGATTAAAAAATAAAAGGAGATAATTATGGGTGAAGTAAAATTAAATCACACTCAATTAGAAAGTGTGATAAGAGAATATATTAAGGCTGGTGTTTCATTATATCTATGGGGAACGACAGGTATAGGTAAAAGCCAAACTGTCGAAAAGATAGCAAGAGAGAAGGCAGAAGAATTAAAAAGGAAATTAATGATTTGGCATAAGTTAAGTAAACAGGAAAAGAATGAAGTGATTGCTAACCCTGAACACTACTACATACTTATTGACAAAAGACTTTCACAAATGGATCCATCTGACTTAAGAGGATTACCTGCACTAAATGGTAAAGATACAGTTGAATGGAAACCACCTATGTGGTTGATGGCTATATCTAATCCAAAAGCAAAAGGAATACTGTTCTTAGATGAGATTAACTTATCACCACCAAGTTTACAATCATCTGCATATCAAATAATAAATGACCATGCATTAGATGAGTTAAGTATTTCAGATGATGTTGCTATCATAGCAGCAGGAAATAGAAAATCAGATAGAGCAAATACATTTGAAATCCCAAAACCATTACAGAATAGATTTGGTCATGTTATACTAAAGGTTCCACATATAGATGATTGGATTAATTGGGCAATCAAACACGATATAGATTCTAGAATTATAACATTCCTAAAATTTAAGAATACTGCACTATTTAGATTTGACCCAGATAGTAAGGAACATGCGTTTCCTACACCAAGAAGTTGGGGTGAATTTTGTAATAGACTTATAAAAGGAAAACCAGATAAGACAGAAGAACAGAGAGATATAATCAAAATGCTTTCATCATCTGCAATAGGTAGTGGAACTTCAATTGAGTTTGTTGCATTCCTTAAATTAAAGGAAAGTATAGACTTGAATAAAATACTAAGGAATCCACAAGAAGTAGAAAGCATAAAACAACTTGACTTAAAGTATTCACTTATATCATTGATATCTGAATGGTATGAAAAGAATTTCAAAAGGGAAGATTTGGAAAAGGTATTACAAATTGCATCACATATGGAAGATGAATTTGCTATCCTTCTATTAGGTATGGCAAGAGAAAAACATAAATCTTCATTTATGAATCAAGTAGTTAAAATAGATATATGGAAAAAAATTAATGAAAAATATGGTATCTATCTAATATAGAGTTGAATTAAATGTGGAAACTAACTACAGAAAAAAAGATTACAAAAGCAAGAGTAAAACTTAATGACAGAAATCCATTCTTTGGGTATCTAACAATGAGATTAGAATTCGAAAGAAAAGATGATGAAGTTGATAGGATATCCGTTAATAAGTTTGGTCATTGCAAATACAATGGAACATTTATAGATTCACTACCACAAGAACAAATAATAGGTGCAATAGCACATGAAGTAATGCATTGTGCATTAAATCACTTTGATAGAATGCAGGGAAAAGATAAACAATTATGGAACATATCAACAGATATAGTTATAAATGCACTACTTGCAGTAGATGGATTAGTGCCACCAAAAAATGGTTATAATCCTAATGGAGGTGGATATATAAATATTTGGGGCATTGAATTATATGAGTGCCATAAAAAGAGTGCAAATGAAGTATATGACAAACTATATAATGCATATAAAAAACAAGAAAAATCAGGATTAGAAGAAGGATTTGACATACATATATACGATGATGATAATCAAGGTAAAGAAGGTAAGAAGAAAAATAAATCTGGTAATACTAATGATATTCCTACTGATTGGGAAAAAGAAATAGTAGAAGCAGCAACCTTTGCTAAAATGCAAGGTAAACTACCAGCAGGAATAAAAAGACTTGTTAATGAATTGCTTGGAAATGTGATTGATTGGCGTGGATTGTTATACAAATACATACAATCAACATTACCATTTGATTATACTTGGATTAAACCAAATAAAAAATCATATGCAACTGGAATATATATGCCAGATGTAGTAAGAGAACAAATTGATATCATATGTAGCATAGATACATCAGGTAGTATATCTGAAGAAGAACTTACAGAATTTTCAAGTGAGTTACTTGGAATTATAAACTCATTTGAGAATATAAACCTAACAATTATATATAATGATACAGAAGTATATGGTCCACATAGATTACAAAATCCTACACCAAGTGATATAATTAAACTAAAACCAGAAGGTGGTGGTGGAACAAATCACATACCTGTATTTGAATGGGTAAATAAAAATAATGAGAATGCTTCATTATTAATTTGCTTTACAGATGGGTATACCTCTTATCCAAATAATTCAAGTATAGATACCATTTGGGTATTAGCAGGTCATCATTGTGATAAAGACACAATACCATTCGGTAGGGTAATAGAATTACCAAGAACACACTAGAGGTATTATTATGAAATATGAAGAAATAATAGCAGAAATAGAAGAACTACAAGAAGAAGAATGTAGATATAGAAAGAAGTTAGATTATTTTGAAAAAAACAAAGACAAAATAACTGAAAAATATTTCAAAGCAAAGTGTGGAAATAAGTATAATGAGATATATGAGTTATTGTCAGAAATTAAATCATACATATATGAAGGAGGTGAAACATCTTTAACTAAACAACGTAAAAGAATGAGTTCTATGGTTATTAAATCTATACATAAATTAATTTCTAGAAAAACATTAATAGTAGAAGATGGTAACAGAGGAATATATGCAGGTCCATATGGAATAGGTGAACAAATAAAATATTACGACAGAGCAAATCCAGTAACAAATATGTATCAATTAATACAAATATTCAAAAGGTATCCTACTGCTGATTTTGGAAAAAAGATAAAGAACTATCCAAAAAAAACACTTATTAGAGAATATCAAAAAACATTAGTCAACTATAAATTCTTAGACGATATTAGTAAGAAAATAAATGTAAATAATGCTAATATACATTTAAGAGATCCAGATAGTTCATTATCAATGAAATCAAAGATAGTATCCGAGATATCCATTTCTGTTGGTCGTTGGAGTAATTACATAACTCTTGGTAGTAATAATTATTCTTATTATTCAGACAAGAATAATAAAATATTATTTAATACAGAAACTATAACTCCATACGAATGCTATTTAGCATCACAAGTATGGGAATATTTAAAACCAAAGTTAATTGAAATACTAGATATATTAAAACAAATATATGACAACAATGAGAAATTAAAAGAAACTATACTAGATAAACTAGGATATATATTAGTTGCACAACAATTATAGGTGAATAAATGACAATAGGTATACAAGTTCCAGATAAAATAAATATAAAAGGCTCAATACAAAGAGGTAATCTAATTATGCTTAAGAAACACAAAGATTTATTTACTACCTATACTTGGCATAAGAATAATCCAAATGTTAATTTTATTGCTATGGTAGTAGATGTAATAAGTGGTTGGAGTTATTGCATGTTAGAACTACAAATAGTATATCCTTGTTTAGATATGGAAATGTGGATAGATGAAACATTATCATATGGTAAAGAGGATATAGAAAAGAGAATAGAATTAGAAGATTTAAATGAAGAACAATATAGTATTATAGTGGCGATGTTATTATGAAAAAAAGAATAGGATATGCATTACTTGAAGGAATGAAAAAGAAACCCATATGGGGAACTGTTTATTCTTGGGAAACAGATATTTATATGTCGATATACTTTAATATACCAGATAATCCAGTTAATTGTAATTGGTATATGGATTTAAAAGCAAGATATAATTTTAAGACTATAGAGAAAGGAGGCTATAGGTATGGCTTTTATTATAAAATAATCTGTTCAAGAAAAATAGATGACATGAGACACTTACTTAAAGAATTAAAGAAATGGGAATATTCAGATAATAAATTTAATATTAAACTTGATGTTGATGAAGTATTAAGTTGTGCAGTATTAAATAAACTATAGGAGAATATTGTATGAATGATTTATTATGTAAGGAAGCAAAGAAAATAATTATTGATGTAGCCAGTGATATAATTCAAGTAGAGGATTATAGTTACTATCTATGGCTCTTTAATAATGACAATGAAATGATTGGTGTAGTCCATGGTGGTGAAGGTAAACCATTTGAACTAAAGGTGATTAATATAGGTGATTATAAAATTGTAGACTTTCAGTTTCATAACTGGTGTGACTTTAAAGACTTTCTTAAAAATAAAATGAGAAATTATATAGTGGCGATGGCTCTATGAAAGAAAAATATAGATGGTATTGCTTAAAGTGTAATGAATTCTTTAGTAGTTTAGGAAATGAATTTGATTGTCCATTATGTGGAAGTCATAATATACTATTTATTAAAATATTAAAGTGAGTGAAACTATGAAATATTTTAGTATGTTTTCAGGTATAGGTGGATTTGATTTAGCACTCAATAGTTTAGGTCATAAATGTATAGGCTATTGTGAGATAGATAAATATGCTATATCTGTATATAAATATAATTTTGGAAAAGAGGTGAAAAATTATGGAAATGCAAAAGAATTTAAACCAAATGAATTACAAGATTTTGATTTACTTGTTGCAGGATTTCCTTGCCAAGCATTCAGTATTGCTGGAAAACGGGAAGGTTTCAGAGATACCAGAGGAACATTGTTTTTCGATATTGCAAGAGTTATTCAAACTAAAAAACCTAAGATTATACTCCTTGAAAACGTCAAAGGCTTACTCAATCACAAGAAAGGGAAAACTTTCTCAATCATCATTCAAACGCTGGATGAATTGGGGTATGCAGTTGAATGGATGGTACTTAACAGCAAATTTTTCGGAGTACCCCAGAATAGAGAAAGAGTCTTCATTATCGGATATCTTAGAGGAACAAGTAGACAGCAAGTATTACCTATCAGAGAATATGCAAAAAAGGTTTCAGGAATATCTAAAGAAAAAACATACAAATACCACAGAGCAAAAGAAATAAGAGAACATGATGGTAGTCCTACACTAACACAAAATATGGGAACAGGTGGGCATAATGTTCCTATAGTAATGAGTCTACAAAAGAGAGATATAAATAGACCATCTATAAAAAAGAGAATAGATGCAGGATTAAAACCTAATGCAGGTAGTGGTACTATAGGTAAAGAAGATGAAGCATACTGTTTAGATTCAGCAGTTACTCAAGGAGTAGCAAGGTGTCTTGATTCTAATATGCATAAAGGAGTAACACCAAAGTATTACTTTGAAAAGAAAAAAAGAAATATAGTTGCTAGTCGTGGTAGAAATCCAGATAATCCGTCAGATAGAACAAGTGGAATATATACAGAACAAAGACTAGAAGAAAATCCAGAAGGAATAACAAATACACTAACAAACATTCAAAAAGATAATTGGCTAATGGATTATGATAAGTTACGAAGATTAACTCCTATCGAATGCGAAAGACTACAAGGCTTTCCTGATAATTGGACAGCAAAAGGTTTAAATAAAAAGAACCATATAATAGATATATCGGATACACAAAGATATAGGCAATTAGGAAATGCAGTAACAGTTAATGTAGTTTATATGATATGCAAGGGATTTAAATGAAAAAGAGATTAGGAATAAAGGCAATAGATATTTTAAAGAAAGCAGAGGAAATAGAAAATAACTGGATAATTGTTGAAGAAGAAACAACTTCTAATTATGGAGTAGCAATTAAATTGACAGGTGATCCAGAAATAAAAATAGCATACTTCACTAAAAGAAGTGGTAAAATTACAATACCAAATGATAAATATATGTGTATCGATATAAAATGTGTAGATAAACTAATCAAGGCTATTAAAGAATTAGTGGAGATGGAAGTATAATGGAAGTATATATAAGCAAAGGAAATTTAAGAATGGATATACCAACCTTTAGCCTACCTTCTAATATAACTTGTCCAAATGCAACAGATTTATGTAAGAAATACTGTTATGCAAGAAAGGCAGAAGTATCATATCCAAATGTATTACCTAGTAGAATAAGGAACTGTTTGGAATCAGAAAATGATGACTTTGCAAGAGTTATGATTAAATGGATTTTAAAACACAAACCAAAATATTTTAGAATACATGAATCTGGTGACTTTTATTCACAAGGTTATTTAGATAAATGGTGTATGATTGCTGTGTTCTGTAAAGATACAAAGTTTCTAGCATATACACAAATGTATGATTATGATTACACACTCAAACCCGATAACCTAATCATATACTTTTCTATATGGCCAGATAGTAAAGACATACCGAAAGAAGGTTTAAAGGCATATGTAATTGATGATGGAAAAAACAAAATACCATATTATGATACAGATGGCTTTGTATGTAAGAAAGGAAAAGGAACAGATATAACATGTGATAAGTGTTTATATTGTTTTGAAGGTAAAGGTAATGTTCAGTTCAAACTTCATTAGAAAAATATGGATATTAATTTGCCTAGCGATATCATATATAGTCATTTGTTTTGGAATCTGGGGATATATAATAGGTAGTAAGAAATGATAATAGGAGATAAAAATATGAAGTGTCCATTTGATTTAAAAAATAAAAAGCAAGTAATAAAGTTTGAGGAGATAGATCCATATAACCCACAGAATATAGTTAAAGGATATATAAATAGAAGGCAAGGTAGTTTATATGGTAGTCTATACATTACAGATGTTAATGGTAAAAAATGCTATCAACATATATACTCAGCACCCAAACAACACTATCCGTTTGATAAAAGTATAAAGGATGAAAAAGTATATAAATTCCCTAAATATAAAAGAATAGAATTATATGAAAAATTAGATGGTACATGTATAATATCATATAACTATAAAGATAAAGAAGGTAATATATATACTACATATAAAACTAGACTTAGACCATTTCTAGGAAGTGGACAATTTGGTAACTTCTTTGAATTATGGAATGAGATGAGAGAAAAATATCCTAAGATAGATAAGTTATGTAGACAAGGGTATTCATATAATTTTGTATTTGAATTGTATGGTAAAAGAAATAAAATACTAATTGACTATGATATCCCACTTGATACTAAACTAATTTTTGTTAGATCTAATTATGGTGGTTATATAATACCACCTGAATCTGTCTCATTTACATATGATACCTCAGTACCTATAGTATTAGCTGATGCTGTATTATCTGGTATAAATGAAGCAGGTTATATAAATACACAAAATGCTTTAGAAAGTAATCTAGAGATAGATGAAGAAAACCAAATAATGAAAGGCAAAGAAGGATATGTTATGTACTTCTTAAATGAAGAAGGATATGCAACACAAATAAAATGTAAACCACCAAGTGTTCTTAAGTTCCATTGGTCTGGAGATGCAATCCCATATGAAAGTATATATACTACAGTAATAAATGCATTCGAAAACTTTGATGAACCTAAATATGATGATGTGGTATCTCTATTACTAGAAGAATTTGAAGAAGGAAAAATAAGTAAGTCAATAGTGAGAATAAAAAAGGTATTAGGTAAGGTGCTATTTAATAAAAAATATCAATACCTAATTGCAAAAGATTATAGAAAGCATAAATTTGATATAAATAAAGATAAAGTTACTTGTATGAGATGGTTTGGTAAAAACTATCCTAAGTCAGAAGCAAAAAGGATTTATAATTTATTAAAACAATATGAGGAGAAATAATGAAAACATATTCTTTTGCAGATAAGCACAGTAATTGTGTGTTAATATTATCTGCTGAAAATGATAAAGAAGCAAAAGAGTTACTTGAAGAAAAGATTCAAAATCCAGAATATTGGAGAATGGAAATTATAGATAGTGATATGTAGCTAAATCTTATAGTATATAAACTTTACCTACATATAAGAATGAATGTTTGTATTGGAATATGATAGAATGAGAAGAATAATGTTTAAGTGTCCTGAATGTGGAAATGTCTACCTACCTAAAAGAATACAGATATGGGTAGATATAACTACGCACCTAATTGTGAGTGTAGCCAGTTTCTTTGCTGGTGTAGTTTATTGGAGTTGA